TTACTCAAGGTGCCCAAGCACTTCGAGCCGTTGCTCCCCCCGCTCGAAAACGCCGACCCACGCATCCCGCCGCTTGCCGGGAAAGACCTGCCGCATCGCCAGCGTGAAGCCATCGCAGCCGGCCGACCTGCTGGTCTCGAAATCGTCGGTGTGGAGGCGTGCTTCGCGCGCCAGGGTCACAGCAACCGACCGCATGGCGTAGCCAAAGAGATCGAGCAGCGGCTCCTGCAATACGGCGTCGACATTGCTGGACTGCACGTCGTCGATCACGGGGGCTTTGAATCGCATGGACTTGGACATTTTGTACTCCGGTGTGGTTGGTGTGATGACATGAACGCGCTGTTCAACACAGAAGCCAAGCGTCACCTCAGTTCAACCGCAATAAAGCCACTTCGGCTTCGCGACGTGCGGCCAGCCCCGGCAGCACCTTGCCGCCACCGTAGACCCAACGGCGCAGCTCGCTTGCAGCAGCGGACCAGTCGCGCTGGTTGACCCGCCGCCGCAAAGTCGAGGTCTGCAACCGCCCCGCCCCGAGGTTGAAGGTGAAGTCCACAATGGCGGCGAGCCGGCCCTGGGGCTCGGCGGCGAGCACGGGGCAGTAGCGCAGCGTCGCGTTGAGCGCTGTCACGAGATCCGCCGCCAGATAGACTTCGGCCTGGGCCTGCGTGATGGGCGGGTGCGTCGGATCGCAAAGGTGACCGTAGCCGATCGTCCAGTACCCTGCAGGACAGACGTACGGCTGAGCCCGGGTGGGGTCGACCCTCGCCACCCGATGGAATCCCTCGAAGTGTTTGGCGAGTGCGACGGCCGCTTGTGGCACCACCGTCACGACCGCACCCGATCGAATACCCTACCCAAGAACCAGAAGTTCAGCACCCCGGCCCACAACGCCTGGTCGGCTTCGGTCCACGCCTGCACCGTTGCTGCGCCCCACCCTGCCCCGGCCGTGAGCGCACCCGCGAACGCGGCGGTCTTGGCCGCGCAGTACAGGCCCATGAACCAGTACGTGATCACAGGCCTCACGCTAATCGACAGCGCATCAACCCATGGCACGCCGGAGGTCTGGCCTTGCGCGCTGATGGAGTCGCGCAGCGCCTCGATGGCGCCTGTGTTCCACGCCGCATCGGCGCTTGCACCGATCTCGGCCATGCGCTGCGCGCCGCGCAGCTTCTCGAACTCCAGCGCTTTATCCTGCATGGCGAGCTCGTGGCCGCGCTCGCCCTTGCGGTCGAGCCACTTCAAGATTTCAGGGGCAAGGCGGAAGGTTCCGCCCAGCAGGCCGCCCAGGAGCGTCTCGATCATCGCGCCCCCTTGAACAGCTCGAACTTGATGACCGCACCCGCCACCAGCGCCAGCACCAGGCCCGTCGTGATCATCCGGACCATGGTCTGCCAGGCGGTGCGCTTGGCTTCGTTGAAGGCGTCCAGCAAGCCTCGCAGCTCGCGGATGTCGTTCGCGGCGTTCTCGCCATCCAGGCCCACCTCGGCCAGTGCCGCCCGCGCGCCGCTCTCGGCAACGCGCTCCAGCAACTCCTCGAATTCGGCCCGCGGCATGGTCACCATGCCGTCGGCCACCATCGGTGCGTTCATTGATGTGCTCCAAAAAAACAAAACCCGCCTCAAGGGCGGGTTCCAGTTGCAAAAGAGAAATAGCGATTCAGATTTCGATCTCGACGGTCGGCAGCGTCGGCGCGGGACCAACGACCTCGCTACCGCGCACGAACAGGCGGTCACCGGGCCCTCCGGCGCCTGTAACGCGCACGAGCCCGCCGCCGAGCAGTTGGACGGTGACCGTGCCGTCGTCGTGAGAGGTCACCACGGTGCCGACCAGCAGGGGGGCATCCGGCAGCAAGTCCTCGAACTGCCGCCACAGGTTGGGCATTGCGGGCTCCTACAGGTAGTGGCGCTGAACCTCGATGGTCTGGCGCACGGTCAGGGATTCGTTCCACTCGGCGGCGACGCTGGTGGCACGCACCAGGCCACGCCAGTCCTTGCCGCCCTCGCCGACGGCAAGCAGCAGGCCCGGATCGAGCAGGCCGAGCGAACTGAGCATCGGTAACTCCAACGTGACGACCGCCTGCCGGCCGACGTCGGCCAAGATCGAGCGACCCCGCTCACGGGCGGCATCGGCGTGGGTGATCAGCCCATCGACCACCGTCGGCGCGACCAGATCGCCCGCCGTACCGGCGCGCACCACGTGCCCGGTGACGCCCTGGCGCTCGCCACAGACGTACACCGCGTTGAAGGTGGGCTTCTCCTGCCAGCGCAGGTTCAGCGTCTTGACCACGTCGATGGGCAGCGTCCGATCGGGAACCTCGGCCGCCCAGTTCCAGGGCAGCACCGGATACCGGGACTTGGCCACCAGCGTCCGCAGCCGAGGATGGGCGTTGACGTAGCCGCCGACCGATTCAGCAATGCGGCCGATCACACCCATCGGACTCAGCGACTGGTAGCCCCAACTGCCCTCGGGCACCAGCCAGTCCGGCAACCGCCAGTCGAGCGTGAAGCCGGTCACCAGCCCCGCGCGCGTCAGCTCCTGCTCGGCCAGCTGGCGCGCGGTGAAGGGAGCCGCCGGCACGAAGGATCGCTTTGGCGCATAGGGTTCGGCCAGATACGCCGCCGTCGAGCGGCCCCGGATGTTGAGGCTCGCCTGGCCGAACTCGCGCCGCACGTCGAACCCCTCGACCAGCATCACCCAGGTCACGCCATTGATCGTGATCTCGATCTCCACCGGCCCGGATGCGGTCGGCTCGACCAGTTCCAGTGCCCGGTACGGCAGGCTGGCCGACAACCCCCACGCCCAGGAATCCGCATCGATGCCAATCTGGAGGCTTTTGACGGGAATCGGCTCGCGGCCGGGCAGGCGCACGACATCAACGGCGTTGCTCACAAAATAGACCTTGAGGATGGGGACGCTGAGGACACCGGCGTCCGGCTGCCAGCACGGGTGGGCGCCGAAGTCGAGCCGCAGCGCGGGGCGCCACGCGAGGCCCTGGCGGGTCGCATGGCAGATGAAGTCGAGATCGGGGTGATACCTGGGTGCCGGCTCGACCACGGGAGGGTCCACAAGTACGTGCGACTCGCCTGGGCGCGGCTGCCGGCCGATCTCCCACGGCAGTGACCACCGGCGCGATTGCCAGCGTCCAGGCGAGAACCCGAACGCCTCGCGCAGAGCAAGCGGCACAGCGGGCTGCCACCCGAGCGACTGGCCGTGCGAACGCGGCACCAGCCAGACGAACGGGCTGATCACGCCACCGGACAAGGCGTCCCCCTCGCCCCACAGTAGGTCGAGCTCTCGATGCTGCGACGCCAGCGGATCAAAGTGATCCCCGGTGGCACACGTCACGGAACCCGCGCCCTGCCACCGCACGCGGCTGGCGCTGCGGGCGCGCTGGTTGTCGCCGCCGGCCGACTGGACCGTGTCGGCCAGCGTCACGGACGGTTGCCAGGACACCGCCGCAGCACTGCGGTCGCGCGCACTGTCGTTCCAGCCGTCGTGCAGGCCGGCTCCCTGGCGATGCGCGCGTTGCCACGGCACCTGGCCACCGCCCTCCAGCTTGCGGCTCACCTGGTTGTCGTAGGCCACGCGGATGCGCGCCTTGGGTGGACCCAGCCGGAGGCGCACCGTGGCGCTGGCTGCCTCGGGAACCGCTTGCCGCGTATCCCCGAAGTCGAGATCGGCACCACCGCCGTTCGGAGGCTTCCACGCCCCCCGGAATTCGAGATCGACGGTCACGGCACTATTCGGTCAGTTCAGCCAGTTCCACGTTGACCGCGCCGCCGGCGAAGACCTGCAGCTTCGGCAGTTCGACCTCCGCACCGCTGTCTGGCAGCCCCGCATCCAGATCCGCTACCCAGCGCCCGTCGCTGTCGGACAGCCGTGCCCAGGCCACCATGCCGGAGCGGCGGCACAGCGCCTGCCCGATCGGCGCGAACACGAGCCGGCCCCCTTCCAGGCTCCCCATGCAAGGCAGCGGCAGGCGAACTTCGGCCAGCAGGACCTGCTCGGCGAGCGCCTGCCCGATGTCGGGACGTGGCGCGGAATACAGGCGCAGCAGGCCGCCCGCGGTGCCGGCATCCAGCGCTTGGCCGATCACGGCCAATCGGCCATTCCGGACCGGTACAGACAGGGTGATCATGGATAAACGGTGGGCTCGGGACGGACCCAGTCGGCGATGACCGCGTTGAACTGGCGCACGTGGTCATGCGCCAGCAGGAAGAAGTCGCGGCCGGTATCGAGATAGTCAAAGCGGTAGAAGCCATCGCTGCGCGACCAGGCCTCGGCGACCAGCAGGCCCGTCAGTGCATCGAACAAGCGCACCCGGCGCGCAGCCGGCACACCCTCGATGCGCACACGCCCCTCGATGCGCCCGTTGCCCCAGAACTCGAGCGCACGCGAGGCGGGCAGCTCGCCATGCCGCGTCGGCGAGACGCCCTGGTGCGGGGCCGGCGCACTGCGTGCCACGCCGTCCGGCACCAGCGGGCTTGGTGGCCCCGCGTCGCTCCGCGCGATCGCGGAGGTCTCGTTGTGCAGCACATGGCGGGTGGGCGCACCCGTGATGGCACCGGGCGACACCCGGCTGGGCGGGCCGACGACCCGTGGGATTTCACCGGCCATGGATCAGTCCCACGGACCGGTCAGATCGAAGGCCAGGCGCGCGTTGCCGTTGCTGGCCGCGCCATTGACCACCAGCAGCTCACGCTGCGTGCCGTCGATCACGAAGCCCGGGAAACGCCACGGCTCCGGCGCAGGGATCGACTGCAGCGGACACAGCAAGCCCGGCAGCCGGCCGCGCAGCGACGGGCCGGTCTGCTCCTGAATCATCAGCGGCATCACGTAGATGCCGTTGTCGGCCGGGTTCGGGTAGGGCACGGCGGTGGCCCCAAGGCCCGTGCTGCCCCCGCCCGCCGGGGCGCTGACCCACTGTGCGTTGATGCGACCGCCCAGCTGCGAATACCCGCGCGCCAGCCAGATGCCCGTGTTGCCGACACCCGATCCGACCGAGTAGACGTTGTCCGTGACGAGGTTGCTGGAAGGTTCGGCCCAATTGATGTTCAGGTCGTAGTAGCCGGCGATCATCGTGTCGTAGGCATCGCCCGCCTTGAAGGACGGGTAGTCGCCAAAGAAGTACGGCGCGTAGCGGTTCGGGTAGCTCTCGCTCCAGTTCACCATCAGCCAGAAGCGTTTGCTGTCGCCCACCAGCACCCAGGGGCGCGTCGTCGCGTTGTCGTTCTGTGCCTTGCGCCACATCGTCTCGGCCTTTCCCTTGCCGTTGTCGACGTCGTTGAGCACTTCCCACATCTGCGCCAGCACCGTGCGCGGGCCGCGCCCGTAGTTGCCGTCGCCCGCGAGCGGCGTCTCGTCGATGCGCAGGAACAGGCGATTGCTGGTCACGTCGCGCGACCGGTAGGCCGCGCGGTCCTCGCCCGAGAACGGCATCTCCCACCCCAGTGGCGCGATCTTCGCGGTGATGGCCCCGGTGGCACGCTCAGCCGCCTCGGCCGCGACGTCGAACTGGAACGTGTTGGTGGTCACATTGCGGATGCGGTGCTCGCCGTTGTACGCCGCCTCGTTGGCCCCCGCGATCAGCACGATGTCGTCCTCGCGGAAGCCGTGGCCCGCGTCCGCCGTGCCGGTCGCCACCGTGCCCTCGCGGGTGATCGCGGTCAGCGTGCGCAGGTTGAAGCCGTTACCGAGACAGGCGTTGAGCACGGCGATCAGGGTCCCGCGCTGGCCGCTCAGTTGCGGTGCACCGGTCTGGTTGGACTGGAAATACTTGATGGTCATGGAGATAAAAGTCAGCGATCGATGTCGCCGCGAATCTGGATCTGGAAGGAATCGCTCGCCTGCGTGGCAGGCCCCTGCAGCGTCGTGCGCGCGACCCACACAGGGAAGTTGGCTGCCGCAGTGGAGAGGCGCAGCACATTGCCGGCGGCCCAGCCCGAGCCCCAGCCACCCGCGCGCAGCGTGAAATACGGCGCGTGGGTCTCGGGATTGATCGGTGCGAGATCCGTGGCGGTGTTGCCCACGGCGATCTGCCCGACCGACTCGCCGACCACGCGGAACTCGTTGGTGTTGGTAAAGATCAGCGCCCAGCGCTCTTCAATGCTTCCGCGATTGGTGACCGCCACCGGGTACACCGTCTCGTTGTACTGGGCGATGGTGTTGGCGCCGATGCGCACGTCCTTCCACTCCCCCGTCCAGGTCTGCTGCGCGAACAGCGTGTGGGCGCGGGCCTGCAGGTCGCCGATGATCAGTGCCGACGACACCCGCGCTTCGCGCGCGGGATAGTCGTGCGTGAGTGGCCGGGTGAGCGTTAGCACGCCGTTGATCTGCGTGTCCGAGATCAGGCCCATGTCTTCGATACGGTGTTCGGCCACCAGCGGCTGGGCCAGACCGGCGGGCGATGCCTTGAGCGTCACCGTGCCGGCATCGAGATCGGCGGTGTACCGATCCGTGGACACCGGCTTGCCATCGGCGTCCAGTACCCGCAGGGTGGACAGGCGTACGCGGCCAACGTCCAGCGTGTCGCCTGCGCGCGCATTGGCGGGAAACGGCGTGGTCGCGGTGTGATGCACCACAGCCACGTCCCCCGGCCGGAAGATCGGCACCTTGCCATCAAGCGGCAGCCGGACCGGATCGAGTCCAAGCACGTCCGCCGACAGTGGCAGGTACGTGAAAGCCACCGCGTTGAAGCGCAGCGTGTCGGCCAGCACCGGCAGTGGCTGGAAGATCTGGCCGTTGCGCACGGCATCGACGCTGTACCAGATCTCGCCCTCCCGGCCAGCGGCGGGCACGAAGCGCCCGAACCGCACGTGCACCACGCCTGTTTGGTAGTCCACCGTGCCGAGCATGCCTGCAGCCGCGATGGTGCCGTCCGCGTTGGCGGTGGCCGTGATCTGGCCACCGGTCAGGGGCACGGCGCGGATCTGCAGGCTGCCCGGTCGCACCGGCGCCGCCGGCACGCGGAAGGTCACCTCGTCGACCGGCTGGCCACCCAGTTCGGTCAGCAGCGACTGCATCGACACCACGTTGCCGGCGCCCGGTTGCCACACGGTCAGCAACGCCCGGCCCGAGGCGTAGTCGATGGTGCCGGCCTGGGTGCCCGCCCCGGTGTTGGCGTTGATGTCGGTCACCAACGAGCCCAGCCGGTCCACGTAGACCTTGCCGCCCAGGCCGAAGCGGACGCTGCCGGGCACGATGGCTTCGGCGTAGTGGTCGGTAAGGTCGACTTCCAGCTGCGCGAGCGTCACCGTCTCGGTCGCCGCGTTCGCCGCGTCGGCCGCGCGGTAGCGCACCTTGACGTAGCCCGACTCATCGATGGGCATCGCCGCACCGGCCGGCTTGTACTCCCAGTGGCTGAAGGTATTGCGGTAGACCGGACGGCGCTCGTTGCCCTCCACTGTCCAGCCCAGCTGCTGCACGCTGTAGCGCGCGAACGGGATGTTGACCGTCGTGTCGGGCCGGAAGGTGATGGTGCCGGTGGCGTAGTCGATCCGGCCCACTACGGCGCTATCGAACGCTCCAGCCCCGGTGTCACGCGCGATCTTGATCGGGTCAACGCGCTGCACCACCTGCATCTCGGCGGGCGTGCCCGAGATCGACTGGTAGTTCTCGATCAGCAGGTTGAACTCGAGCTCGACCGTGTTCGGGCGGATGTCGGTCTGCGCCAGCCGGACCGTGACGGTGCCATCGGCGTTGCGCAGCGGGTGCGCGAAGTTCGCTTCCTGCGGCGGGCCCCACTCGTAGTCGATGGTCAGTTCCGCACCACCGGCTGGCAGCACGGCGGGCCGGAAGACCAGCTCGCCGCGCGCATAGCGCACGGTGCCGGATCCGTCGCCCGTGATCACCCCGTGCCCGTCGTCGGTGGCCGCGCGCTGGCGCGCGCCGTCGGGCCACGTGATACGCAGCGTGCCCGGCGCGATGCCTGGATGGGCCACGGTGTGGCGCACGGTGGGTGGTTCCACCGGCGCCGCGACCCGGTTGAAGTAGCTGGCCGCGCTGCCCCAAGCAAAGAGGATGGCCGTATTGGCGTCCGGTAGCGCGCCAGTGGTGAGGATCACCGAGCCTGTCACGTAGTCCAGGGTCCCGGCCCCGAAGGAGGAATCGCTGCCCCGGATCGCCCCGTCGCCCTGGTCACGCAGGTCATACCACTTGCCCTGCGCCATGTAGGACACGATCAGCGCCCCCGGCTTGGGGGGCGGCGACAGGGTGATGGTGTAGGCGTAGCCCCGGTTCTCCTGGGCGATGCCGATCGCGGCGGTGTCGGCTACGCGGGTGGGAGCGCCAGCGGGCCGGAAGCTGACCTGGAAATCCCCGCCGTTTCCCGGCGTGCCCTCCTTGAAGGCCACCAGACCCCGAGCGTAGTCGACCGTGCCGATCGTGCTCGTGCCGGACTTGAGCTGGCCCGCCGCATCGGTGAACGTGTAGCCGCCACCGGCGATGCGCAGGCTGCCCGGCACCAGCGGATTGCCCAGGTAGAGGTTGCGGCCGCTGGCGACCTGGCCGTTGGCCGTGTAGGTCAGCACGCCGCTGCCGCTCTCCAGCAGCGGCACCGCTTGGCCGGCGGCGTTCAAGTCCACCAGCGGAGTCTCCGACTGGGCGGACGGCACCAGTTGCCCGAACAGGCCCGGCACCTGCACGCGCAGGTCCCCCACCCGCACCTCCGCCACGGTGGGCGCGATGCCGTAGTAGACGGCGGCGTTGGCGACGATCGTGTCGCGCACCACGGCCTTGGCCGAGACGTCGTCACGGTTGGAGGGCGCCGGCCCCTCGAAGTCGTAGCGCAACGGATCGGAGATCTCGCAGGTCGCCACGATGGCGGAGAACTTGACGGTGCTGCCGCCCTCGCTCACCGTGAACTCGCGCTCGGTTGTGGTGATCCGCGTGACCCGCACGTACTGCTCGGTCTCGGTCGGCTTGGCCTCGTCCTGCACCAACACGAGCGCCTGCCCGACGCGCGGCAGCGAATCAGACGGCTTCAACAGTAGCGTGATGGCGCGCTGGCCGGTGAGCTGCCGTTCCAGCAGTTGGCCGGGCCATTTGACGCCGCGGGCGAGATACCGCTCGACACGATCCTTGGCGGCATCGCGCCGGTCGGTCCATGACTTGGTGGTGAAGAGCGTGACCGACACGCGCGGATCGGTCGGCGCTTCGGCGAGGATCGCGTGGGCGCCGTAGTAGGAATCGGTCGAATCGGTCAGCACCCCGACAAAGGACTTGCGCAGCGACACACGCCCGTAGGTGCGGTCGAGCTCGGAGATGTCGGGGAACAGGTTGTTGGACTGGCCGTCGACCACGACGTGGCCGGTCATGCGACCGCCGCCGTCGGGGGTGTCGAGCAGGCGCTCGGCGGCGAGCAGCTTCACGTCGCCGGAAAGAATCGGCATTCAGATCTCCATCAGACGGAGGGTCAATCGGTAGAAATCGGCGTCGCGCCGGGCCGGGAAACCGGTCACCGGCTCAGCCTCGATGGCGGTTTCGTGATGCCGGAAGGCCACGGTGAAGGCGCGGCCATCCGTGAGGGTCAGTTCGAATTGGCGGCTCGGCGTCGCCGCCCACGCGTACAGCGTGCTCACCGTCGCGCGGGTCACCCAGGCCATGTCGGCGGCGCCCACCAGCGTGATGGGCCGCCCCTTCTGGCGGGCCGCCGACTCGACCAGCAGCGCGCCGGTCAGCAGGTACGACACCGCAGCCACGGCGGGCGTCCAGGCGTGTTCGTCCGCCCAGAGCAGGTCATCGGGCAGCGCGAGGACCGCGCTGTCCACCAGGTTCTTCAATTGCATCAGGGTTACAGCGCCCTGGATTGGGCTTCTTTGAGGAGTTCAAGCAGCCGCGCTTCGTCGCGGGCGTCGATGGTGGCGGCGACCGTCCGGCCGCCAGAGGCCAGTTCCACGCGGATGGTGCGAGCTGGCGCCACCTCTGCCGCGTAGGCGGGCGCCGGCGCGCGCATGGAGGTGGCCAGCACCTGCGACAGCGCCGCAGCCGGGTCGGCCCCCTTCCAGGCACCCGACACCGCTTGCGACGCCCTGGCCGCCATGCCGGCCAGCGGCTGGACGAGCCCGCCGGTAGCGTAGCCCCGGACTGTGTTGGCCAGCGCGCGGGCCGGCAGCGCGAGGTTGTTGATGGCATCGAAGAAGGCCACGCCGTGGCGCTCCACCGCCTGCCGGTTTACGACGTATTCGCCGGGCGTCAGCATGGCGGGCACCGTGTCGGAAGGCGCCACACCGCCGTCGCGGTAGAACTCGCCCTGGTGCTGCTCCATGTAGTCGAGCAGGTCGCGCTCCAGATCCTTGCCCCACAGCATTGGCTGAGCCATGGCCTGGCGCCAGGTCGTCTTGACGCGCTCGATGGTCTGCCGCTCGGCGGCGCTCAGCTGCTTGCGCCCGGCCAGCGCATCGAGCGCCTGCCGGTCGCGCTCAGCCTGCCTCCCGTAGTTCGTCATCGTGCGCGAGCGCATGTCCGAACTGACCCAGGCGCCGCCCTGATGCTGCGCCCAGGAGGTGTAGTCGCTCATGCCCTGCAGGCCGAGCTCGATCATCTGACGGGCCTCGACCACATCGCGGTTGCGCTTGGCTCCGCCCGGCTGGCCGCCACCACGTCCCCCGAACAGCACCGCCCCGCCCGTCGCGAAGCGGGCCACGCCGTTGGCCAGTTGTGCGAGCGTCCCGGCGCCGTACTTGCGCACAGCAGCCTTGCGGATCACGAACGCCCCGGCGTCTAGCGTGCGCGGCACCGTGTCCTGGTCGCCCGTGCCCGGCACCGAACCGCCGGTCATGCGCGGGAAGGCGGGCGCAACTGGTCCCCCCTCCGCAAACTGCCGCACGCCACCACCGACCACCCCTCCCAAGGCGTTCGCCTCTACCCGGCGCACGGCAATCGTGTGGGTGGATGACGTGTTCATGCCGTTCAGGCTCTGGACCTCGACGCGCACGGCATCGACGTTGCTGGCGACGCGGTGGCGTGACTCGGTCTGCACGCGGTCCAGCGCCCGCAACATGCCTTCGACGTTGGCGATGGCGGCGCGCGCCTTCTCGGTGGCGACGCGAAGCTCGAGCTGTGAATTCTCACGAGCATAGGCGTTGAGCCGATCCAGCGACGCCAGCGCCTTGGACACGTCGGCATCGACCGGCAACGTCTTGCCTTCCTTGAGCCGCTGCTCGTAGTCCTGCAGCGTCTTCTCGGCCTGCTCCAGATCAGCCTTGATGACCACCAGCCGCTCGCGCTCGGCCAGGGCTTTGTCGAGGTCGGCGATGGCCTTGTCGAAGCGCTGGGTGTCCGCATCGATGGTGACCTTGAGACCCTGCTGCAGCTTGGCGGTCAGCTGGGCGATCTGGCTGTCGGTCTGCGCCAGCGTCTGCTGGATGCCCTGGCGGGCCGACACCGCCGACTGCGCGGCGCGCTGGTGCGCCTGGGCCTCTGCATCGAGCGTCTGATTGAGGATCGCCTGCGAATCGCGGATCCGGCCGATGGCTTCGTTGACGGCGGCCTTGCCCTGTACGGCCCGGGCGTCGGCGTCCGCGGCCTGCTGTGCCGATTGGGCGCGCAGCTCGTCCGCCTGCCGTGTCAGGGCTTCGGCCTGCGCGTATTCCCTGCGGCCGGTTGCCTCCCGGGCCTGAGCTTCCAATTGGGCCACCTGCGAGACGGCTTGCTCGGACTGCCGGCGCGCATCCTCCGCGCGCTTGGCTTCGCTCGATTGCGTGCTCGCTACCTGGGCAGCCAGGTCCATGGCCTTGCTGGCGCGCTGGCGGGCCTGGTCGAATTCGCCGTTGGCCAAGGCTGCACGCGCACTGGCTTGGTATTCCGCGATCTGGCGTTTGCGGTCCTCCTGGGCCTCGTAGTCCGATAGCCCCGCGCGGCGGATGTCGCGGATGCGCTCCTCGGTCGACATCGACAGCTGGCGCTTCTCGTCCTCAATGCGCCGGATCTCGGTCAGATGCCGGTTCGCCTCGGCGTTGAGCGCGTCGATGTGCTGGCGGTATTCTGCGGCCGCCTGGGTCAGTGTCTGCCGGCGCGTGGCCAGGATCTCGTTCTCGACCCGCTGCACGTTGGCTGCGCGCTCGGCCTCGGTCTTGCCGTCGCGAGCGGCGGCGTCGACGCGGGCGCGGGACTCGTCATCGATCAGCTTCAACGTATCGGTCGCAGCCTGCTGGCGCAATGCCGTCTGCTGCGTGAGGGCCCCGACCAGCAGTTGGGTCGACGCGGCGATCTGCATCGCCTGCGCCTGGCCCGAGCGCTCCAGCGCCGCCTGCTCCTGCTGGTAGCGCGCCTTGACCGCCTCGACCTGGCGCTGCAGGTGGCCCTCGACGATGGAGGTGAGCCCCTTGTACGCCTCGGCCATCCTGGCTGTGGCGTCATTCACCGTGGAGCTCGCCTTGGAAACCGCCTGCTCGACCTCGCCGATCCGGGACTTGAGTTTCTCCAGGGCCATGTGGACAGCCTCGGCGCCACGACCGACCGCCTCCTGAGTGCCCTGGCGCACTGCTTCCAGGCGCTTGGCGATCTCCTCGGCGGCACCGGCTGCGGCGTTCATGGCGCCCTTGGCCGCGTCCGTTCCCCGGCCGGCGTCGGCGACCATCTGCGCGAAGACCCGGTTCATGTCGCCCAGCCGTGCCTGGTGGCGCTTGGTCGCCTCGGCGATGGTGTCGGACGTGAAGATGGCGGTGAACGCCTCCCAGTGAAAGCGCAACTCCTCGACGGAGCGGATCAGCACCTCGACCATGAAGATGCCGGCGCGGCGCACGATCTCGAATTTCTCCGACAGCCACGTGCCGATCTCCCAGCCGACGAGGAACGCGCCCAACGTGGCGAAGCCGGTCCGGAGCACGCCCACGCTCGCAATGGCGGCGGACACCGACAGGTTGGCCGTGGCCCAGGCGGCGGAGGTGGCGCTCGCTGCCGTGACGGCGGCGGCGCCTGCGGTCTGCCACGCGGTGATCAGGGCTGGGAGCAGCCGGTAGACGAGCACGGCGAGGCCAACCTCGGCGATGCGTGTGAGCCAGCGCATCACCATGTCGAGGTTCTGCGCTATCCACGTCAGTGCCTCGGACAGCTTGGCACTGAAGCCGGTGGCCTGGTCGACCCGGTTGATGTACTGCCCGAAGGCATTGCGCAGCCGCTCGAACGCCTGACTGACCGTCGCCGGCAGCTGGGCGTATTCGGTGGCGAGCTTGTCTTTCTGGGACAGCAGCGCGTTGACCACCACGTCGGCGGTCAGCCTGCCCTCCTCCGCCATCTTGCGCAGCCGGCCGATCGGGACGTTCAGGCCATCGGCCAGGGCCTGCGCGAGCCGGGGGCTGTTCTCGACCACCGAGTTGAACTCCTCGCCGCGCAGCACGCCCGCCGCCAGGGCCTGGCCGAACTGCAGCAGGGCCGATTGCGTCTCGTTGGCGGACGCCCCGGAGATGCGCAGCGCCTGCGAGATGCTCTCGGTGATGGTGAGCGCCTCCTTCTGCTCGCCGCCGAGCATGCGCACCGCTTGCTGGAGCTTGCCGTACAGCGTGGCCGTCTCCTGAATCGGCACGCCGATGCGCTGGGCGATGTCGAACAGTGCCGTCTGCGCGGTCGTGAACTCGCGCTGGCCGGCCGTCGCCAGCTTCAGGCGCGCAGCCATCATGTTCCAGGCGTCGGCGACCTGAACGGCCTCCTGTACCTTGCCGGCGACCCAGTTGATCGAGAGGAAGGCGAGCAGCTGCGTTCTCGCTGCGGCGACCTGCTCGCTGACGACGGACACGCCAGCCTTGACCTGGGCGATGCCCACTGCGGCCCTGTCGCCTGCGGTCTTGGCTGATGCGGCCAATTCACCGAGGCTGCGCTCGGCAGAGGTGATGGCGCGTTTGAGCCCCTCGTCGGCGCCATCGAGCGCGACGAGGATGGAGATGCGTTGGTTTGCCACCTACGATTTTTTCTCTTACTGGAAACGATATTGAACACCGCAGCGAGCGGCCGAAGCGGCGGGGATTACAGCCACTCCATCACGTGTGCGATGAAGGCACGCGCCGCTTCTGCGTTGATCGCGTTACCAAAGGCGCGCAGGCGTCCCACTCGGGCGGGAGCCCCATGAGCCAGCGGGAATGCGCCGGGTTCAACTGGCCGCCAGCGTCCATCCCGGCACAGGAGCCAGTCAGCATCTCGCCACAGGCCGTTTGTCGGGCCGGGCCCGGAAGCAACGTGAATGCCTGCTCGCTCAACGGCTTGCCGCGGGTCTGTTCCGCCCGCTGTGCAAGGAACTCCGGCGAGCCGCTGGCCGAGTGCCAGTCCCTCGCGTTCGGCGTAGCCCAGCCCGAGACCAATGCCGCCGTCTTCCGGCTGCTGTCGTTGTTGCCCGCTGCGTTGTTGCCGTTCTGCGCCGGTGTACCCGCCATTGGTGTCGGCCAGCCCGCCAACGACGCACAGCCCGGAAGGCGATCGGTGCCCTGTGACGGTCCGCCCTTCGGTCCGTCCTGCTGGCAGGGAGTAGGCCAGCCTGCCATTTGTGCGACCAAGCTCAAATCCGTCAGGCTTGCCCCCATCTTCGCTCCCTTCGCGATTGATCTCAGCTTTCGCGCGACGAACTGCTCGGGAGTACCGCCGGCTTCGCAAGCCGTCGGCGTAGGCCACCCAGTAGAGCCGGTCCCGGATGTGCGGGGCACCGACGCCCGCAGCCGGAAACGGGACCGCCCCGAAGGCGTGACCCACGGCCTCCATGTCATCTTGTACAAGGTCGATCCAAGTGTCCGCGTTGTTGCTCGCAACCTGCTCTCCAAGAACAACTGCAGGTCGGCACTCGCTGATGAGGTGGTACCAGGCTGGCCACAAGTGCCGCTCGTCAGCAAACGCGAGTCCTTTGCCTGCCTGGGAGAAAGGCTGGCACGGACAGGAGCCGGTCCAGACGGACCGGTCATCTGGCCAGCCTGCGCGGCGCAGTGCCAAGGACCAGACGCCGACACCGGCGAAGAAGTGGTGCTGCTTGTAGCCCCGTAGGTCTTCGGGTCGCACATCTTGAATGTCTCTTTCGTCAACATCGCCCGGCACGATGTGGCCGGCGGCGATCAGGTTGCGCAGCCATGCGGCTGCATACGGATCGATCTCGTTGTAATAGGCGCCCATGTCCCTGCTACTCACAAAGGCCATAGGCGGAAGAACAGGCTGTGGGCTCGGCCAGGCCAGCCAGCAGGTCGTAGTTGTCCGTGTCGAGGGTGGTCGTAATGGTTGTTTTCATGGTCTGGCCTCTGAAAAGGTCAGTCGTGCAGGCACCAGCCCGCAGCGCGGTGCTTCAGTACAGCGGCAGGTCAATGGGTGCGGTCTGGGACGCGAGCGCGCTTGCGGCGGCGGTGACTACCGCACGCCAATGGGCGAGGCGTGGCCTCGTGATGTGTGGTCAGACGCGGGAAGCAGTGGCCCACTGCGCATCCGACTTGGTGACTGCGGACGTGCCCGCATGTCAGTTATTTGCGGGCGGCCTCGTTTGTCAATGTTCAACGTCTTTGCACGGCAAATGGCCGGCTAAGCCCGTTAGCAGCACTCTTCAGGGCAACGGGATTGAGATACGTTGTGACATCCCTATTTCGGGCCGAATGCGAAACCTTCGCGCCCGGCACAAAGCCGTTGCCCGATCTCACCTAAGCTGCCCGCAGAAATGGGGAGCTGCATTGCTTGGCTCTCCCTGTGCTAGTGCGCGGCAAAACGTAGCGCATACCTACGACGATTCGAGACGATATGAAGGTCAGTAGCGCAAACGCAGGCGTACCCGCCAATTCGGCAGACAACACTAGCGCGCGCCCCTCGCAGACGAATGCGGACACAACCCCATTGGGCCGCCGCCGCAGGGCACCGGATGATGCACCGGGCAGCCCTCCTGCGCGCAGACAGCGGCAAGACTCTCCAGAAGACTCCGCGCAAACCATGTTCCGCCGAGCTGGCATGACTTCGCTGCCGCCATCCCCGGCTACTTCTGAACATGTGCCACTCCTAGACAATCGGCCGACGCTCGAACGGATGGGTGTGGATCATCCTTTGCCGGGGCGCACGTGGTACGAGACCGGGCACACCACGGCATCGCCTGCTGATCGAACTTCCACCGCATCTGCGGCCCAGGTGGCCAGCTCGTCACGGAGTGCTGGTCCCGCAACAGCCGCAAGGCCCCAGCCCACGCATACATCGGCTGGCCAGCAAGCAACCGTGGACCGGTTGCGGACACAGGTCACGGGATTCCTCAGCGGCGCCCTGGGAAAACTGCAAGCTCTGAGCGCACAGAACATGGATCCAGAGTTGGCCCAATTCCGCGTTCTGGACGTGGACCGGGCGATCATGCCGCTGCTGATCGTTGCCGAAAACGCTCGCAATCCGGGACTCAATCTCGTGCCCCTGCATATGGATATGGCCGAAGACGAGGAGGTGCGCACCCAACCTCCAATGGCGGGGTCGCGACACATCGCTGAGTTCGTTGCGTCGGCCCGACCTGGACGGTACCGCGCGGTTATCGACGACGGTTCTCACACCAGAGCCGCAGATATTCGCAAGGACGCCTCTGGTACGAGCGTGATCGTTGTCGATCCCCTCCGAAAGGAAAAAGATGAAAACGCGTACGTAGATTACGCCGACAACGTGAATATGGAATTCGGAGAGCATGCGAAATGCGCGTTCATCCCGGTCGACATTCAGAAGTCCTTCTTCGATTGCCGGATACTCTCCCTGTCACTTGCACTCAAGATGCATGACAAGGACGACGCGTTTGCCGCATTCCACGAGACGCTGAGAAATGGTGGCGATCCCTCACACCACGTGTCCCGCGCCCAACAGACGGAGGAACTTGGCGCTACCCTTGTGCTTGATGGTGCGCCACTGGTCGACGCCCGTATGATGAAACATGGTCAAGCCGCAAGCTCTGTCTCTCGGTATCTCGAAAACCATCCCGAGCAGTCAACCGTACCTGTTAATAAGCGCAATGAAACCTTGGGCGAGCGAACAACCCGCCATCTCGTCAAACGCAAGGTGCGCAACCGCGCTGATTCCGAAGGCCGCGTGACGAGCGGAGAAACGAAGGAGATCACGTTCAGCAACTCCGTCGAGCAAAAGCGGATTGCGCTGCTTAACCGAGCCGCTTCCTATATGAATTCAGCGCCGCCGCCTGTTGTAATGCGTATGGCAAAACTGCTGCAGGATTCCCTATTGGATACCAACTGAAATCACGCTGGGCGGTCGGCGATTTTAAAAAATCGACAACAACTCACAAACCAGCTTCGGATTTGCCAAAGTGGCATTAGAATTCCGGTGTCCGGGTCCACACGACTGATCGTGCTTTTTTGCATATGAGGCATGAGCGCTGGCCCGGTTATTTCCACAAGAACGATCTTTCCGGAAGAAACCACATGGCAACCTACAAAGACCTGCTTGCTCAAAAGAACAAGCTCGAAGAACAACTCGAAGCCGCCCGCCAGAAAGAGCTGGCCGAGATCACCGCGCAGGTCCGACAAGTCGTGCAGGAATACGGCCTGACCGCAGAGGACATCGGCCTGGCACCGAAGCGTGGTGGCAAGCGCGGTCCCAAGGCGGTACCGGTCCCCAAATACCGCGACCCCAAGACTGGCGCCACGTGGACCGGCCGTGGCCGTGCACCCGCCTGGATCGGCAAGAACCGCGACAAATACCTGATCGCCTGATTCACCGGCAAGGGTTGCCTGCCGCCACGAGGCGCACGCCGGTCAGCCCAACTGCCGGACACGCGCCTCGATGGCAGCGGCCAGGCGCGGAATGCGCCGCGCCACCACTTGCTCGATGTCGAGCCGCTTCCTGAGTACGACACGCGGCACCAGCACCGCAATCGGAACGTCGGCGCCACGCTTGATGCGCTTGACGCCCTCGGCCTTGCGGTAGCGGCGCTTGAAACCCGCCAGCGGCCGGTCGTGCTCTCCGATGTTCTCGGCCATCAGCACCACGTTCCCCTTGTCGTTCTTCACGAAGTAAGCGTTACCGCCCCGCATCAGCTCGGCGATTTGCGCCTTGAAGCGCTTCCGGCCAACTCGCCCGTACAGCGGAATCAGCAGCCGGCCACCGATCACACCACCCCGTTCGTGGATGGCTGACCACGGCACCCGCGAGCCCACATAGAGCGCCGGCAGGCGCTTCGGATCCTTGTCCAACACCTTGGCCGTGAAGCCCTTGAGGAAGGACTTCTTGACCACCCGCATCTGCCCGGCGACGTGATCGCGCATGTCCTGCTTGAGCTCCGCCGCCTCGCTGGCCATGGCTTGTGCGACAGCCTTCTTCACCTTCGGTCGGAAGTCCCCCGCCCAGCGGCGCAGCTGGGCCTGCGCCGCAGCGCTATCGATTCGAACGGAAATCCGCATGGCTGTTCGCCTTGTCGTTGAGCTGGTCGAGCGTGCGCTCAAGGTTGTGCGCGTCACCCCGCGTGCCGATGGCGATCAGCGACAGCAGCCGCGCGTCACGCGCAGCGTCGGCGCGGACGGCGGCGTCCAAGAAGCCGCGCACCTGGGTCAGGGTGTAGCCGAGAATGTCGGGCAGCCGGTGGCCGTGGTCGATCAAGCGCTGGATGGCACTGAACCAGATGCCGCCGCCTGCGTCACCCGTGCGAACAGGCCGTCGAGCCTCGGCAGCACCGTCCGGGTAAAAAAATCCGCGTTCACCTCGACCACCTTGGCCGCCAGCAGGATCGCCTCGTCGGCCGCCAGCGCATCGACCCACGCGCGCGGCTTGTCCACCGCGATGGCGACGGCCTGCAGCAGGTCGTCGCCGTGCTCGATGAAGAGCCCAAGCCAATCGATCTGCGTCGCATTGAGCTGCAGCAGCGTCGGCGAGATTGCGCGCAGGAAGGCCGGCAGCCGGCCCACCTTGAGCGGCTGGATGGCCAGCGCCTCACCGCCCACGACGAGTTCGGCCACCTGCGGGATGAGTTTGTCCAGATCGTCCATGGCCGCCCTCACAGCTGCACGATGCGGCCGAACTGACCGAGCACCGCGTCGAACGGCTTTGTTGCATCAGCCAGCAGCGAGCCCTCCATCTCGAACTTGTTGTACTCGTCCGAGATGAGCGACAGTTCCTTGAGCGGATCGAACGCCACCCGGTACAGCTCGACCAGCACCTTGGTGTTGCCCTGGGCGGTGTTCAGGCCCTCCAGGCGCAGGTACCGCTCCGGCAGCGGCTGGGTAAAGATGCCGATCTCCGTGGTCACCCCGAAGGCGTAGCTCGCCTTGAACGGCTTCACGTAGGGCGTCGGCGGCGTAGCGCCATCGTCCAGGCGCAGGAACTGGATCGACCCGAAGTCCAGGTCGCCGGTGTAGTCGACACCGGCCGTCAGCGTCGCGGGCTTCGCGCCGCTGTCCTTGATCACCAGCTTCGACGCCTTGGGGTGTGCCAGGAAATAGCGGTCGCCCACCAGCGGCTCCGCCCCGCCGACCGGCTCGTCGTTGACCGCGCCAGCGTCGCCGGTGACGTGGTTGCCGTACAGGGCCAGGGCGAGGTTGTCCTTGGTGAACTCCTCGATGGTCAGGTTCAGGGTGGCCGACTTCTGCTTGACCATCCGGTGGTCCAGCGTGCGCTGGCCGGTCTGGCTCTCGTAGTGCTCCAGCACGTCGGTCTTGAGGGACAGCTTCAGCTCGGCCACGTTGCCGGGCGAGCGCACCTCGTAGGGCGCACCCGTGGCATCGCGCTTGCCAAGATAGACGCGCCCCTGGAAGGAGGCGTAGGTACTCATGGTTGGGAGGATTTCCTTGCGTTACGCAGAAATGGGTACGGGGGGGGTGAGCGCTGCCCGAACGGGCACTCTCGAAGCGCTGCAGTCCCGCCTCGGTTGGCGGGCAAATCAGCAGTCAGATGGGCTTCAGGCAGGGGTCGCCAGATCGGCGGCCAGGGTCCGGTAGGTAATGCGGTAGCGCGCCGGAATCGCGGCAGCCACGGCGTCGGCATCCTCGACGTCCCACTCGCAATCGAGTTCGTGGATGCCTAGCGCCAGGCCACCGCAATTCACGTCGGCCATCAGCGCCGCGTGGGCAGCGGTCAGCAGCGCATCGGCTGCCGTCTCCGGCGCGGCGGGCGGCACCGCGCGGGCCAGCGCCGTCACCCGCACGGTCAACTCGCGCGTGACGCGGTCGTTGGCCCGGCTGGCGATGGCATCGCTCTCCGGATACACCACCAGCGCCGGGCACTGCTCGCGCGCGATGGCGACGGCCGGCGACCGGTGCAGCGTGGCGCCGAGCACCTGCGCTGGCGCACGGACGGCCGCCATCACCGCGAGCAGGATCCGCTCGCGCACGGAGTTGACTGCCATGGGGATTACAGGCGGGTGAGCTTGGCGCGGATCTCGGATCCGTCGCCGACCGCGCGCAGCTCCCGCACGTGGAAGACCCCACCGGCGATTTCGACCGTCTCGCGGGGACCCAGCCCCGCAAAGATCGTAGCGGGATAGGACATCACGTACTCGGTGCTGACCGTCAGGCCATCGAGCAGCGTCTCGTCAGGGGCGGCAAAGCCCACCATGTTGGTGCGCGGCGGGCCGCCATCGGACGGCCGCCAGACGCACTCCTTCAGGAGACCCGCGTTGGCGGCGGCTTCGTAGAGGGTTGCCACGATGTCCATGGTCACCCCATCGTCAGCTTGACCAGCACACCCGGACGCAGACACATCGGCAGCGGATTGGACTGGGTGTGCACATCGGTGCCCCGATCGAATTTGCGCGGCTCCTGCTTGGCGTACAGCGGCTGGCCCAGCGTGTTGACGGTCTCGTTGAAGTCGGCCGGCGCGAAGTACGTGCTGAAGGTGTCGATGGTGCCCACCGGGAAGACGTGCGCCTCGCCTGGTTCGATGAAGCTGCGCACCTTGCCGGCCGCGTCGGACGCCTTGCCCCGGTACTCCTCGAAGGTAATGCCGCCGAACTCGAAGCCGCTTCGCATGTCGTTGATCAGCATGATCCCTTCGCGCCAGCGCGAATAAGCCTCCTTGACGCTCTTGTGGCTGATCAGCGCCTTGAAGAAATCGGTCGAGCACAGGCAATGCGCGCCGGTCGTGACTTCGCCGAGCAGGGAATCCTCGATCATGCCGAGTACGTCCGTGCATTTGTTCCGGACCTCGGCCTTGTCGACGCCCAGCTCGAAGTTCACCACCTTCTGCTGAATGCGGAATTCCTCGAACAGGTTGTAGAGGGTCGAGCCGTCCGCATCGAGGATCTCGCCCTTGAGCGCGCCCATGCGCAGGTGTTCCAGGGTGATGGCGTGCTTGTTGCGCATCGTCTCCAGACGCTCGGCCATCACGTTCGACACGGATTCCAGTTCGGTCTCCGAGCCGAAGCCGCGCAGGCCCTGGACCGCTTCGGGCAGCACCACGTCGTCGTGCGGGATGTGGGGGATGACGAACGAGCGCACGTTGCGCCGGCCCCGCGTGCCGACCGTGCCGGGCGAACCTGGCGGTAGCGTCGGCAGCAGCGTCAGCACGCCTTCGCGCTGCTCCACGATGATCTGCCGCGTGCGCACCGGCTTCGGTGCAAAGAGGTTCATCGCCTCCACCTTGCCGTACCGGTTCGGGATCAGGTTGATGGCCGCCGTCATCGACGCCATCTCAAATGCGGCATTGGCGAATGGATTCTGCATGGTGTGGATCAGGCTCCGACGCGCACCAGGACACCCAGTGCCTTGAGTTGAGAGATCGCGGCGTGCTGCTCGACGGCGGCGATGCCGGCCGGCCACTGCAGCGCGTGGGACGCGACGATGGCGTGGCGCGCGACCATCAGGCCGTCGTCGCGGTCGGCCAGGTGGGTGTCGCACGCCTGCATCAGCACACCGGCGGCGTACTGGCTGCCATCGGTGGCGGAGGGGTCGAGCTGCTTGACCTTGCCCGTGGCGGTCACCATGCCGAGCACGGTGCCGAGCTCCAGGGTCTGGCCGGCGGCCATGGTGACGCGCTCGCGCGAGTACAGGTTGGGCGCCTCGTATTTGAGGAGGTCGCCAAGATTCAGTGGTTCTTGAAGAACAGGCATGTGTCTCGGTTACTGGATGCCCAGGCGCTTCTTGACGGCCTGGACCAACGGGTTGCGGGGAGAGGCGGGATGACCGGCATCGGTAGAGACCGCGTGTGCGTGCGGATCGATGCGGCTAGCGATCTCGGGCGATGCTTCGGCGCGCGCGGCCAGCAGGTGGCTGCGCACGCGCTCGGGCGTGGCGCGCGTTTCGAGGAAACCGGCGATCAGGTCGGTGCGACCGGCCAGCGCGCACAGCTGGGCGATCTCCACGGCATCGGTGTGGCTGGCGACGGGGGCTGCTGCGACCGCTGCAGGTTGGGCAATGGAGCCGGCAGCGTCCGCAGTGGGTGCATCGACTGCGGCGAGATCTGGTTGAGTAGTCATGGAACAGTCCATCTGGGAGGTGAGAGAAACGCCGCGCGCCGTCATGACCGGCGCGGCGGAAGAAAGGGAAGCGGTGAGCTGAGCGAGCGCGTCCTCGAACGTGCCGACGGCGTCGGCCAGGCCGGCGGCAACGGCGTCCTGCCCGAAGAACAGCCCCGCTTCGGTGGCCGTCACCGCCTCGGCCGACAGCCCGCGATAGCCGGCCACGGTCGCGACGAACAGCCCGTAGATGCGGCTCACCTCGGCCTGCAGTTGCGCCTGCGCTTCGTCGGTGATCGGCGCGTGCGGGTTGAGATCGTTCTTGCGGGCACCGGCGAACACCGCCGTGTAGCGGATGCCGTCCTTGGCGTCCTTGATGGACTGGTCGACATGCATGGCGATCACGCCGATCGAGCCGACCCCACCCGTGCGCGAGACGAAGACCCGCGACGCGGCGCTGGCGAGCGCATAGGCCGCCGAGAACGCCATATCGTTGGCCACCGCCCAGATGGGCTTCATCGCAGCAGCGGCGCGGATGCGGTCGGCGAGATCGAAGACCCCGCTCGACTCGCCGCCCGGGCTGTCGACATCGAGCAGAATCGCGGCGACACCCGGGTCGGCCAGCGCCGCGTCCAGCTGTTCGCCGATCGCGGTGTAGCTGGCCAGCCCCGACTCGGCCTCCAGGCCCACGGTGCGCCGCACCAGCGTGCCGTGGATTCGGATCACGGCGATCTGGGCATTGCCACGGACCGGATTACGTTCAGGCGGCATGTAGTCGCCCGGCGGCGCCAGGCCGGCCAGGCCCACGCGTGGGCCGAGCACCGACAGGATCACGTCAAGTTTGGGGCGATCAATCGCCAGCGGCACACCAAAGAGGCGTGTCGCCAGATGAGGCAACAGGGTCATAGGAAAAAACGTCAGGCTGTAGCGACGGACTCGCCAGCGTTCGCGTTCGAGTCGGTGCGGGGTGTTGCGGCGGCGCCATCCTTGGCTGTGTGGCGTGGGTCGGAATCGAAGACGAGCCCGAGCGCATCGGCGCGGGCGTTGTCGGCGGCGATCTCGCGGTCGATGTCCTCGGCGTCGTAGCCGAAGGTCGAGATGGCTTCCGAGCGGCTCATCAGGCCCGCACGGATCGCCAGCAGCATCGCCTTGAACTCCTTCTCGGGGTCCACCCACTGCCAGCCCTGCGGGATCCACTTGACCTGCAGGTATTGGCGACGCCGGGCCGCGCCACCGCGCGCAAAGCCAGGAGCTGTGAGCGCACCGGACAGCACCGCCTGCTTCATCCAGGCAGCCCACACCGGGCGGCACATCTGGTGCACCAGCACGCTGTGCTGCACCATCTCGCAGCGGCGGCGGAACTCCAGCAGCCCCGCGCGGATGGACGAGTAGTTCACGCCGGTCAGGTCCCCGGTCAGCTGCTCGTAGGTGATGCCAAGTGCCGCGGCTACCGCGCGGAACTGCGTGCGCAGGAACTCGCCATAGGAGCCGCCCACATCGGCCGGATCGGAGAACTTGATGTCTTCGCCCGGCTCCAGAATCTGCAGCGTCCCCGGCTCCAGCCCCACCAGCGAGATCCCGGCCTCGTCCGGCAAACCCTCGCCCATCAGGTTGTCCTCGGGGCTCTGGCGCGTGACGAAGCCGGCGAACATGGCGGCGGTCTTCTTCCGCACGAGCTCGGCGTCGTCGTACTGATCGAGCTCGTTCAACTTGACCAGCGCACGCGACAGCCACGGCTCGCCCCGGATCTGGCCGGGCCGCAGCACGCGGTACAGGTGGATGATCTCGCTCGCGTCGACCCGCACGGTATCGAGCCCGCCCTGCCCCGACATCGGCGACAGCCGACCATCGTCCGGATGCGAGCGGTACAGGTGGTAAGCGACGCGCCGACCCAGCCCGTCGAACTCGATGCCCGAGCGCACCACGTTGCCCGGGCCGGAGGCCCCTGCGATTGGCGGCAGGTCGACGTTCAGGGTCATCGGCAGATGCTCGGCCTCCAGCAGTTGCAGTTGCAGCGGCACGGTCAGGCCATCCTCGGGACGGCGCGGGCGCAGCCGGATCAGGCACTCGCCGCCTTCGAGCATGGCGCGGCAGGCCAGCGCCTGCAGGCCGTAGAAGTCGGTCTGACCGGCGGCGTCGGCTTCTGCCGTCCAGTCCCGCCACAGCGCCTGCACGTCGGCCTTGAAGGCATCATCGGTGGAGAGGCTCTGTGGCTTGATGCCAGTGCCGACCGCGTTGGCGACGAACGCCTCGATGCCAGCCTGCGCCCAGGCGTTGCGCCGGACCAGATCCCGGCTCTTGATGCGCAGGTCCTCGCCACTGGCGAGCAGCGCCGCCACGGCGCCCGGATTGCCGGGCCTCCAGGCGAGCGACCGCCTACCCCGGCCGGCGGCCTCGTGTACCGGCGCCTGAGCGAACAGGCTGCGGATCCGGCCGAACCAGCCGCCAGATGCTTGGCCAGAGGGTCGAGATACAGCTCGGGCCATCAGAACCCTTTGCCGGTCGTGACGCGGATCTGGCGCGGAGCGCCCGGCCACAGGCCGGTTTCGGCGGCCTGCTCGAACAGGCCGCGCCTGACCTCGCGGATCGCGAGCCTGAGCTCATCGACCGTGCGGTACTCGACCGTCTTGTCTTGGAAGGTGACGCGACGCTCACCCTTGGCGAGCGCGGCCTCCAGCACTAGGAGTTGCGCTTCGGTGTATGCCATTCAGCGGTAAACCATCAGGTTGAATTCAGACGAGTCCGATAGCGTTCCGGCGGCGGTCGTGCAGATGACCTCCACAAACGCCTCGGCCTTGGCCTCGGCGCGCACGCGGGCGGCGGCGGCCTTCATGGACGACTGGCGACCCGCGTTGCGGGCGAAGGCCAGCCAGCAGTAGCCTTCGTCCGGCATCGGCTCGGCGAAGACCACGCGGTACCTGCCGGTAGCGAGGCGCACGACGCTCTGGACGTTGAATGCCGACCGGATCACCGCCTGGTTGCCTTCCGTGCCAAAGCACACCCAGGCGCGGGCCAGGCCCGGATGATCCGCGGTGATACGGGCGCGGACCTCCTGGGCAATCGCGGCGGCGAGCTCGGCGATGTTCCCGGTCAGCGACATGGCCGCCGGATCAGGCGCCGGTCAGGGCCGCCTCGAAGACCGGCACGAAGTCCGTCTCGGGGTCGCCGATGGCGGCGGCCGCTACCGCGCCGATGTTCTGGCGGACCTGGGCCTGCTCGTCGGCGGTCAGCGCCTGCGCGGCGTCGAAGCGCACGCGGCGGTCCACGGCGGCCAGCAGCGCGGCGATGCCGCTCTGGTCCTTGAGGATCGCCTCCTGCAGCTCCTTGAGGGTGTCGAAGGCCGCGTCGGCGCCGCCCAGCAGGTCGGCCTTGAGCGCGTCGAGCAGGCCGGTGATCTTGGACGCCGAGAAGGTGGTCGTGGTGCCCGCCACGTTGGCGTCATCGATCAGCGCGGCGCTGGCGATCTTGTCGAACTGCGCACGCAGCTCGTTGATCGCCGAGACCAGACTGGTCTTGTCGGTGGTCGACAGCCGGGCCAGCGTGCCGACCTGGTCGTGGATGGTCTTGAACTCCGACGCCAGACGCAGGACGAGGGATTCGATGCGAGTCTGCAAACTCATGGGGGATGAACTCCGGGTATCAGGATGAGGAGCACCGGGGTGCTCAGGACGACAGCCAGCGGCTCTTGATCACGCGCCGGCCGGCTTGGCGGCCCCCAGGACGGGGCCCAGAAACGGCGATGCCACCGCGAGGGGTGGCATCTGTGGGAGAACTCAATTCGATTGGGGGCGGTGTGTCCGGCGGCGGCGCCAGCCCCAGTTGCCGCTCCAGCTCGCGCCAGTGACGCTCCTCGAAGCGGTCGAGCCCGGCGGCGCTCGCAGCCGCGCGCGCGTAGACGTAGCAGTCCAGTGCCTCATTGCGCTCGCGCATCTTCTGCCACTCGCGAATCGGGAAACCGCTCCGGTCACGGCGGGTGATCAGCTGCTCGGCGCACAGCTGCTGCAGGAACTCCGCATCGATCTTGGGCAGGTGCACAAACCCGGTCGGGAACGCGATGGTCGCGCCATCTTCTGCCACGTCGGCGGCTTTGCGCAGGTTGTTGTAGAACTCCAGCTTGGCGATGCCGACCACCACCGTGAACACCTTGATGCCGCGGCGCAACTTCTTGCCGTTGCGGGTGACATCGACCGCCGTCGGCGTGCCGATCAGCGCGGCGCCACGTGCCGTGCCCTTGACGGCCATCACACGGGCATCGCCGCAGGCGCGTACAAAGGCATAGGCTTCCTGCGTGGCGAAGCCGGTATCGAGCGCCAGGCGCGCGAGCGGCATCGTTGCGCCGCTGGCGTGCGTCCACTGCTCTTCGACCAGTTCGGCGAGCCGCTTCCACACCGCGTCGCGGGCGGTGTCGCCCATCAGCACGCGGTGCTCCACCAGCCACGCTTCCCTGCCGCGCCCGAAGGCCCAGATCGACACCTCGATGCGGTCCTTCTGTACGTCGGCGCCGGCAGAGAGCAACAGGCCGCCTGCCGGTACGGTGCCGATGGCATAGTCCTCGCGGCGCTCCAGCAGCCGTTGCCAGTCCGGTGCCTCGCCCTCCTCGACCCAGGTCTCGCCCAGTTCGGTGTTGCGGAAGGTCTTGATCGCCGCCGCCGAGCCGGATTCCTTGCTCACCGCGCTCTCCCAGGCTGCGGCGATCTCGCGCCAGCTGCGCCAGCCCACCGGGCTGTAGAGCGAGGACAGGTGGAAGCCCGCCGTGCGCCCGCTCGTTTCCGCCATCGCCCGCCATTCGCCCTGCGACAGCATCCACGCTTTGTGGTGCTCATGGATGGGCTCGTCGCAGGCTTCGCAGATGTACGCGGCCGTCTCAGGCTCACCTTTGGTCCAGCGCAGCTGCTCGAAGCGCAGCCATTGGCGGTGATCGCAGTGCGGGCATGGCACAAAGTAGCGGCGCTGGTCGGAGGCGTCGTATTCGCGTTCGATGGTGCTGGCACCGGCAATCGTCGGTGTCGACACGATGAAGATCTTGCGGCGCGCAAACGTCCGAGTCCGGGCTTCGGCGAGCGAGATCGCATCGCCTTCGCCCTCAACATCCAGCGGGTAGCCGTCGACCTCATCGAGAAACAGGTACCGCACCGGCATCGAGCGCAAACCCACGGCGCTGTTGGCGCCGGTCATGACCAGCACGCCGCCCCGGAATTCCTTGGCCAGGATGGTGTTGCCCGAGTCGCGCGAACGGGCTGGCGCGATGCGCTCGGCCAGCACCGCAGACTCCTCGATCAGCGGGTCGATCCGCTGCTTGGAGTTGCGCTTGGCCATCTCCACGGTCGGCCAGACGGCCATCATGGGGCCCGGCGCGTGGTGGATCACGTAGCCGATCCAGCAACTACCGCACTCGGTGCCGCCGACCTGTGCCCCCTTCATGAAGACCACCCTTTCAACGGGCGAGGTCGGCGACAGGCAGTCCATGATCGCGCGCAGGTACGGCGTGCGGTTGGTGCGCCAGCGCCCAGGCTCGGCCGACGCCTTGCTCGACAGCATGCGATGGCGGTCGGACCACTCGGAGACGGTGAGCAGCGGATCCGGCGTCAATCCTTCTCGCCAGGCACGCTCGAGCTCGGCGGCGCCTTCGTAATCCGCGTCCAGCATCAATCCACGCGCGGGCGCAGCTCGCCCAGTTCCTGCAGGTGTTCGCGCACGGTCGACTCCAGCGCAACGTGCATCGTGTGCGGATCGACGCCCAGGGTCGCGGCCATCTGCGCGGAGACACGCGCCGGCCAGTTCAGCCACGCATCGCGCTCGGCACGCGCGAGCTTGAAGACGTGCGCGATGGCCTGCGAGCGGTCCACCAGCTCGCCCTTGAGGCGGGCCAGACGCACCTTGTTGGTCTGCGCCTTGACCACCTCGTTGACCGTGCGGGCCTGCAGCAGCGACGTGCCGCCTGTGGGCGACGATGCCGGGCCGTCCGGGGGCTGTCCCCCTTCCGGCGTTACGGCGGCCCTGACGGGCGGTGTGCGCGTGCCGGTGCGCGGCGCTTCGGTGTTGCGTGCCCATTCGCTGTCGGCGCGGTCCGTATCAATGGTGCCGTCCGCGTCCGGCGTGATGCGCCCTGCGGCGATTGCCTTGCGCACGGCGGCGTCCGACACGCCTCGGTGCCGTGCATAGGCGCGAATTGAAATTCCCATCTGAATCTTGCTGGTCCTTTTGCAGATAGCGCGTGGCTTCTGTGCAGCACAGCGCGTTCATGTGTCCATCAACACGACACCTCAACCGGAGCACACGATGAGCAAAACCCAAGCCCGAAACAACGTGGTCGAAGAGTTGACCGAAATTAAGGAGCAGATGCTCGAACTAATCCAGAGTGCGCGCGGCTTGCTGAAAGCCGGCGGATTGCGCAGCGCGCTGGATCGTGCCGAGGACTACTGGCTTGCGCAGCTCACGATGGCGATCTCCGACGACCACGGCTACCTCGGCAGATCGGGATGCACCCTGCAGGACACCATCGAGGAAATCGAGAGCGACGAAAACGAAGAGAACGACTGACAGCTGGGGCGGGACCACCCGCCCTCTCCAACGAAAAGCGCTTGGCTTCTTCCCCGCACAGCGCGTTCATCACACCACGTTCAAACCACCTCGAAGGACCAACAGATGACCACGCAACAACTGACCCCGGCACAGCACGCGATCCTCGCCTACGCCATCCAGCACACCGGCGGCAAGATCGAATGGTTCCCCGACAACATCAAGGGCGGCGCGCGCAAGAAGGTTGTCGACGGCCTCGCCAAGCGCGCCCTTATCGCGGCTGCGGGTACCGAATGGCTTGTCTCAGCCCAGGGCTACGGCGCGCTGGGCTTCGACGCACCGCAGCCGGACGAACCCGCCGCCGACGCAGAAGCACAGCGCAAGGACGCACGGAAGGCACCGCGCAAGCGCGAGAACAGCAAACAAGCCCAGGTGATCGCAATGCTGCGTCACCCCGAAGGCGCAACGATCAGCGAGATCTGCAAGGCGACCGGCTGGCAAGCCCACACCGTGCGCGGCGCGTTCGCCGGCACCTTCAAGAAGCGGCTCGGCCTGACCATCGTCTCCGAGAAGTCGGCCGACGGTGAACGCATCTATCGGATCGAAGCGAAGGATGGCGCTCAGGCCGACCAGTCGGCCTGATGTCGCGCGGGACCGACTGCGATGTCAGCGGTCCCGCATGACACCGCAAACAACGCTTGGCTTGTACCCCGAACAGCGCGTTCATACAGGTGTCGCAACGACATCAACCAAGGACACCAACATGGACATCACCACCGCCAACTACAACGCCTTCGTCGTCGAGCTCACCGCCCTCACGCGCAAATACGGCGTCGCGCTCACCGCCATCGGCGGCGTCAGCATCGCGGATGAGCCCGGCGACTTCCGCAACGTCGTCTACGTCGCCGATATCACCAGTGGGGACCTGTACCCCAAAGACCCCGAAATCTGATCGACCTGCTGCATTGCGGTACCGCCCTCCGGGGCGGTTTCCGCGCTGGCGCGAAGTAGCGTCGCGTTCGCGATAGGCACCACGCTGCGAGTGCGTCCCCGCGCCACGCAGCATGCGGGGCACTGTGCCCGCACGCTGCGGAGTGTTTGCTCTCCAGCCTTGGCTTTCGGCTCGAACAGCGCGTTACTGGTGCCATCACAACGACGCCCAAGAAGGAGCACGCCATGACCACCACTGACCAGATTCCCACCACCCGCAACGAAGGCTGGGGCTTCTACGGCACGATGAAGGAGCGCGCCGCCGAAGCCTGGCCGCTAGCGATGACAACTGTCTCCAAGGCCACCGGCTCGTCATTTGAGGCCGTGCGCCTCTTTCTCGACAGCGCATTCGGACGACACTTTGCGGATGACGTCTGCAACGCCCTCCACGGTGGCCAGACACTTACCGATGCCATCGACTCCACGGCGGCTCTGTGGATGCAGCGCAAATCGAACGGTGGGCTCAGCCACATCTATGGCATCCCGCGTGACCTGCCCCACCTGACGGCCTTTGTGGCCGCCAGCGAAATCGCCGACGAACTTTCGGCGTAAGCCCCCTAACGCAATGCCGCCCGCGCTGCGGGTGGCGTGCGTCTACCGGATCAGCGCCTCGCGGACAGCCTGCTCCCCGGTGTATTCCTCCCAACGCCTGACGATCACGTCGGCATACCTGGGATCCAGTTCGATCAGGCGCGCCGCGCGCGCCGCCTTCTCCGCCGCGATCAGCGTGGTGCCCGAACCGCCAAACGCGTCGAGTACCACGTCGCCCGGCCGGCTCGAATTGCGGATCGCCCGCTCCACCAGTTCCACCGGCTTCATCGTCGGGTGCAGGTCGTTGCGGGCAGGTCTCTTGATCTGCCAGACATCTCCCTGGTCGCGGTCGCCGCACCAATGGCGCTGCGCCCCCTCGGCCCAGCCGTACAGGATCGGTTCGTATTGCCTCTGGTAATCCGCACGGCCAAGCGTGAAACGGTCCTTGGCCCAGATGATGAAGGTTGACCAGCGCCCGCCCGCCTCGCGGAATGCCGCCTGCAGCACGTCCAGTTCGCTGGAAGACATCGCCACGTAGATACCGCCGCGGCAGTTGGCGATCGTCGGCGTCAGCGCCGCCAGCAGGAAATCGTAGAAGCCCCCGCCCAGGTTGTCGTTCAGGATGGCCCGGCTCGTGCCGCGCTGCCGCTCCTTGGCCGTATTGGCGTAGTTCACGTTGTACGGGGGATCCATGAACACCATGTCCGCCGGCTCGCCCTGCAACAGCCTGTCGTAGTTCTCCGCGACGGTCGCATCCCCGCACAGCAGCCGATGCCTGCCCAACACCCACACGTCGCCTGGGCGAGAGATCGGATCCTCGGGCACCTCCGGCAGTGCAAACTCCTCCGCCTGGCCGTCGCCCTCCTCCCCGTCCATCAGATCGGCCAGCGCGTCCGCATCGAAACCCGTCAACGACAGGTCGAAGTTCGCCGCGTCGAGCGCGGCCAGCTCGGCACGCAGTACGGCTTCATCCCAACCCGCGTTTTCGGCGATGCGGTTGTCCGCGATCACCAGCGCCCGCCGTTGCGTGGGGCTCAGGTGATCCAGCACCACCACCGGCACCACCTGCAGGCCCAGCTTCATGGCAGCGGCGAGGCGCCCGTGCCCCGCCACGATGATCCCGTCGCCGCCGGCCAGGATCGGATTGGTGAACCCGAACTCCACGATGCTGGCCGCGATCTGCGTGATCTGTTCGTCTGAGTGCGTCCGAGCGTTGGCGGCGTAGGGGGCGAGCCTCTGGATCGGCCAGTGCTCGATCTTGCCTGCGAGCCAGGAGGCCGTCATTGCACCACCTCCTCGTCCGCCAAACGCTCTGCCGCAACAGCCGCGAAAGGCTGCCCGGTCGACTGCAGCGTCACCGGCACCTCGGGGTAGTTCTGCTGGAAGCGCTTGATCGCGACGTCCACGTACTCGGGCGCGATCTCGACGCTACGGCACTGACGCCCGGTCCGCTGGGCGGCCAGCATGGTGGTGCCGCTGCCGCCGAAGGGTTCGAACACGACGTCACCGGCATCCGAGTACGCCTCGATCACGAATTGCGGCAGGGCGACCGGGAACACCGCCGGGTGGTCGATGTCGCGGCCGATCTTGCCCTTGTGCCGCATCACACGGATCACCGAATCCGGGATCCGGGTGTCCTGGGTAAGTTTGCCCTCGTGTGTCCAACTCCCGCGAACGCCGTCCTTGCCCCGCATCGAGGTCGACGTGCCGTCGGGGCGCAGGTGCTCGTCCTGGCCAGCGTACTTGCAAGGCACGGTCTTGTTTGCCTGGCGAGCCTCACGATTGAAGTGGAAGACGAATTCGAAGGATGGTGCCAACCGGCCACGCCAGTCGCCGGGCATGCCCGGTCCCTGGTCCCACACGTACCAGCCGAACCGCCGCCAGCCCTGCGTGCGCATCCACGCGATCCAGGCATCCCAGTACGGGACGACCTCGCTGTCGCGGTGGACCAGCCCGAGGTTGACGAGCACCTGGCCGCCGCCCGCCATCGGCACGTTGCCGAAGACGCCGCGCATCAGCACGTCCCAGTTCGCGATACCACCGGTGGTGTAATTGCGCTGGTTGGCGTAGGGCGGCGAGGTAAAGCACAGCGCGGCTTGTTGGCCCGCCATCAGGGCCGCGATCACCGCGCTGTCGGTGGCATCGCCGCAGATCAGGCGGTGCTCGCCCAGGAGCCAGACGTCGCCCGGCCGGGACACCGGCACCGCCGATGCTGCGGGCACGTCGTCCGCCTCATCCGGTTCCGGATCGCTCGCCCCATCGTCCTCAGCTTCGCCCAGCTCGTCAGCCAACAGCGCGTCGATCTCGGCGTCATTGAAACCGGTCAGGGCCAGGTCGTAGCCGGCGTCAGCGAGTTCCGCGAATTCCAGCGCCAGCAGTTCCTCGTCCCAGCCCGCATCGAGCGCGATACGGTTGTCGGCGAGGATCAACGCGCGCTTCTGCGTCGGCGACAGGTGGGCCAGCTCGATCACCGGCACCTCGTCCATGCCGAGCTGGCGCGCGGCGGCCAGACGCCCATGGCCCGCGATCACACCGTTCTCGCCATCGACCAGGACCGGGTTGGTCCAGCCGTACTCCACGATGCTGGCGGCGATCCTGGCCACCTGCTCGTCGTTGTGGGTCCTCGGGTTCCTTGCGTAAGGAATCAGCGCCGCGACCTTGCGGTACTCGACGTTGAGCATGTTCTGTTTCGGGTTCCCAAAAGAAGACGGCCCGCGCGGGAACGGATCTCGGCGCAGGCCGAGCGGAAATGAAAACGCCCGCCGACGGCGAACCGTAAGCGGGCGCGGAATGAGAGGGGTGCGAACCTGTGGGGTGCGAACCAGCACTGGGGCAGGTTCGCACCGCCCCCAAAACACAAGACCCGCGCAAACGCAGTGCTGGCGCGGGTCTGGAGGGAATGGCCGGTTCGTTGCGGCCGGAGGTGCGCACCGTGCGAACCCAGGTTCGCACCCTGACGGTGGACAAGCCTTGCGCTTGTCCCTCCCGTATTGCGCTTTCTGAAGGAAGGACCCCTTTTCTCGGGGGCACCCCTTGCAATCTGCGCTGCTATCCGGACGGTATATCGAATACTACCCCCAAACCGCCCGATTTGTTGCACCGCTCCGCCATCGCAAAATGGACAAATGCCGGAAATCCCGGACTTTTGCGGGAAGCGTTACCCTACGTTGCTTTCTGCTTTGGACGGTTGGCGAACTTGACCACGCGCTCACGCAGCGCATCGAAATAATTCGCGTCCACAGGCGTCGTCGGAGGCGGTGCGGCACCCTGGCGCAACAACGCACGTAGCCGTTCGATATCGCTGATCCTTTGCGGCGAATCGCTTGGGTGCTTATGGCTCATCGGCATGAAAAACGGCGGGCAGATCACGTGCGCCATGCAGGATGCGGATGACGATCACCTCATCCGAGGCGGCGACAAAGAAAATCACGTAACGACCGTAGGCGCATGAACGGATGTCGTCCCCGAGTTCCGGCCGCAAGCGATAGCCGGGCGGGTTCAGCACGAGGCGCTGGCATTGCTCCCGCAGATCACGGACGAATGTGACGGCACGTGCCGGGTTGTCTTGTGCGATGTAGTCAGCGATGGACTCCAGGTCTTGCTCGGCAAGCGGGGTAATGGCCAGACGCATCAGTTCTGCTTGCGCCTGGCTTGTGCGCTGTACTTGGCCTCAAGACGGGAAAACACCTCATCGGCCGGCTTGGCCGGACCGCTCGCTTTGCCCGCAGCGATCTCGGCGCGCAACGCTTCCAGACGAAGTTGACGGTGCTGCTCGCTCTCTTCGAGCAAGCGAAGTCCGGCACGCACGACCTCGCTCACATTGTTGAACCGGCCGCTTTGCACCTGGTCGCGGATAAATGTCTCGAAATGATTGCCGAGGGCGACGCTGGTAGGCATGATGCCTCCTAACTATTACTAACAGTTGTTAGTATAGCGTCGCCCTCCTTTCCGTCAATGTGTCGGCTCGTTGAGCCTGCCTGCCACGACCTCCAGCGCCCGTTGCCAGCGCCGCCAAGCCGTCGTCCGGTCGCAGGCGAAGCGCAGCGTGATCTCGCGCCAGCCGTAGCCTTTGGCCCGCATCCACACGAGGTGGCGCTGCTCGACCTCCAGCCACTGCACCCAGCGCATCGCCTCCAGCATGCGGTCGATGGCCTGGGGGCTGGGCGGGAAAGGCCGGTAGACCTTCTCGTCCGCAGCGAAGGCTTCCCACTCGCGCCGCACGATGGCGGGCCACGTGTTGATGTAGCCCTGCACGCGGATGGGCGGCAGGCGCCGTCCCGTGTTGGCAGCGTCCTCGAAGCGGGCCGCCACGTCTTCCTTGGTCCAGTCAGCCACGGCGCTTGCCCCCCTCCCCGTATAGCCGCTCACCGATGCGTCTCACCAGCTCACGTTCGAGGAAGTCCAGGCGTTCGTCGGATTCGGCGACCACGAGAATCCGCTGCTCCCGCCAGCCCTGCCGCTTGAATGCTTCGAGGTCGGTGACCTCGGGTTGTGTACGGGCCAGTGCGGAACGGTAGGTCGGTGTGGGAATCTTCATCTCACGCCTCCTGCGTCTCGGCCGCCCAGTACAGGATTGCCAGGGCATCGGCTTCGTTGTCGTCGACTGGCTCATGGCCGCGCTTGCTGACGGACGCGATGATCTCGTCTTTGCTGGCGTTGCCCTTGCCGGTCGCATGCTTCTTGATCGTGCCGACCGGAACGCCGATGTACGGAATGTTGTGGTGCTCGCACCAAGCGCTCAGGTGTCCGAGCAGACCGCCGTAGATATGCGCGGCGTCCACGCCCGCGTGCCGGCGCACCTCCTCGAAATACACCACGTTGATATCGCTGCAGGAGAGCTTCAGCTCGTTGAGCCAGCGCTTGAAGCGCAGGAAGCGCATGCCGCCGCCTTCAAACCGCTTCGGCTTGAAATCCTGCGTGCCGCTGGTGATGCTGCCGTCCAGGTATTGCAATGCCCAGCCGGTCTTGGTGCCCAGGTCGAGGGCCAGAATCGTCGTGTTCATGTGTTGGAAATCGTCATGTCCGGTCGTTGTGACCGAACGTGACCCACGTCCGGATTAACTTCTACGCGTGCGTGCGCGCACGTAAAGAGAACAATCCTCATGACGGTCACGTTCGGTCACACCGGTGTGTTCAGTCGTCCCGATACGGCAGGCGACCGCCGTAGTCCTTGGCCTTGAGCGAGAGGCCGGCGAGGCCCTTGACGCCGTAGTTGAGCCGCGTGCGCTCGAAGCCGCGGTTGGCGAGCTGCTGCGCCAGCCACCGGCTGGTCCCCACGTACTCGCCGCGCCGGCCCGCCCACTCCTGCCAGCGCAGGAACACGTCGGCCACGGCGACGCGCGCCTGGGCGTGGCACTGCGCCTCCTCATCGAGGAAGTCGCCGATGGCGTCCTCCTCGTCGAAGTACTCTTCCGTGGCCGACCGCACGCAGGCGGGCGGATCCAGGCGCTGGCGCTGCCAGGCGAGGCATCCCTCGATGGCCCACGCCAGGATCCCGTCGCGCTCCTTGAGCAGCTTCTCCGTGAGCCGGCCGTCGCGGCGCTCGGGCGGCACCGTCACCGTGAACGGGATCAGGTGCAGCCGTCGCTTCATGGCCTCGTCCACGTTGCGGATCGCGGGCTTGTGGTTGCCGGCGATCAGCAGCTTGAACTGCGGCAGGTAGTCGAAGAAGTCCTGGCGCATGAAGCGCGCGGACACCTTGTCGCCGCCGGTGATGGCCTTGACCTTCGACTCGTTCCAGCGACGGCCCTGCTCGGTCTCGATGGACGACACCAGCCGCGAGCCGCGCAGCCCGGCCAGTTCGGTCGGGTGACGGTCGCCGCGTGCCTCCATGAAGGTGTCCATCGGCGCGTTGGCTGCGTAGTCGCCCAGGATCGTGGCCAACACGTTCACGAAGACCGACTTGCCGTTGGCGCCGGTGCCGTACAGGAAGAACAGCGCATGCTCGCTGGTCACCCCCGTCAGGCAGTAGCCGACCACCCGCTGCAGGTAGGCCGCCAGGTCCGTGTTGCCGCCGGTGATGTCGGAGATGAACGCCAGCCACGCCGGACAACCCTCGCCGTTGCGCCCGCGCGGCGTCGCCGTCGTCACCTTCGTCATGCGGTCCTCACGCCGATGGGGGCGCAGCTGTCCTGTGCGCAGGTCGACCACGCCGCCTGGGGTGTTGAGCGCCCAGACGTCGGCATCCCACTCGTCGGCGGTAGCCGCGTGCTTGGGATCCGAGCGGGCGATCTTCTCGACCGATGCAATGGTCGACGAGCTCGCCAGCTTGGACTTCTGGCGTGCGGTTTCCGTCTTGAGCGAGGCCGCCCGGCAGATGCCGCGCGCCAGGTGGGTGACGTAGAGCAGCTGGTCGGGATTCCAGCGCACGCCGGTCCACACCAGCCACTTGCCCCACAGCGAGCAGTACCGCCAGTCGTCGCCGTAGCGGCGCGTGAAGGCCGTGGCCAGCCCGTCCTCGGTCTCCCAGTCGACGTCATCCAGCAGGTCCGCCGGCAGGGATGCGTCCGTCACCAGCGTCATGGGTACCCGCGCGCCGACGGCCAGGTAGCCGCTCACGTCGAACCCTTCGGCGAGGGCGTCAGCTGCGTCCCAGCCCTCCGGCTTGTCTTCGGGCGGCAGCAAGACGGCCACCGACACCGCGCCCGCCTGCAGGATGGCCTGCGATGCGTGGCCGGCATACTCCCAGCCCGGCTTGTCCCGGTCGGGCCAGATCAGCACGGTCTTGCCCGCCAGGGGCGACCAGTCGGTCTTCTCGACCGGTGCGTTCGCGCCATGCATGGCCGTGGTGGCGACAATGCCGGCGTCGATCAAGGCCTGGGCGCATTTCTCGCCCTCGACCAGCACGACATGGTCGGCTTTCGCCAGCGCTGGTTGGTTGTAGAGCGGGCGCGGCTCGGGCGGCGCCATCTTGCGACGCTTGGCGTCCCAGGGCCGGAACGCCTTGCCTCGTCCAGGCGGGTCGTAGCGGTACACCACGCCGATCAGCTTGCCGGCGGCGTCCAGGTAGTCCCACTTGGCCGTGGCGGGGCCCAGGTCGTCCGTGGGTGGGTCCTTGCGCTTGCGCCGTACCGGCTGCGCGCGGGCCTGCCCGAGCAGTTGCAAGGCCTGTTCGAGTACCCGCGAGAAGTCGGTGGACACGCGCAGGCCCGCCCAGGCGGCAATGAGGTCGAAGATGTCGCCGCCGTCGCCGGTCGCGCGGTCCGTCCACAAGCCCGCCTTGTCGCCGTCGAGCACCACCTCCAGGCTGTCGCCGGGGCTGCCCAGGATGTCGCCGACCACGAACGTGCCGCGTCGCTTCTTGCCGGCCGGGAACAGCACGCTCAGCACGAATTCCAGGCGGGCGAGCAGCGCCGCGCGGATCTCGTCGCGCTGGGCGTCCTGTTGGCCAGTCACCAGCGGGATCTCGTTGAAGTCGATCATTGCGCGCCCTCCCCCGGCATGCCGGCGGCAGGGTCCGTCTCGTGCGGCTGCAGCGCGGCGTTCGCCAGCCAAGCCGTGAGCTCGGACAGGCGGTAGCGCACCAGAGCCCCCAGCAGGTAGTGCGGGATCCGGTAGCGCGCGCGCATGGTGTGGTCGGCGAACCAGTAGTACGGCAGCCGCAATGCGGCCGCGGCCTCCTTGGCGTCGATCATCGGCTCGCCCGTGTCGGCCGGACGCGCTTGATTGGCGTGGCTCATGCGTGCGCCCTCCAGCAACGGTCCTGCCACGCGCACATCCGGCATTCGAAGTGGGTCGGGTCACTGAACGCGCGAGGCAGCAGTTCGCCCGCGTCAGTCGCGCAGATCACCTTCACCGCGCGATCGGACATGCGCTGGGCCAGCGCCGCGTCGAACGGCACCAGTTCAAACCACAGTTCTTGTGTGTCCTTGTTGATGGCCGCAAACAGCGCCGGATGCGAACTGATGCCATCAACGCTCGCTTCCATATACGCTTGATAGATCGCCATCTGTGCGGCATAAACGGGCTTGGCCACGGCCACGCCGGATTTGACGCAGGCCCTCCAGTGTTTGTCGGCCATCGTCTTGCACTCGAAGAGCATGGGGTAGGCGAGCGCCAGCTCTGCGGGCCCACTCGCAAATATCCCATCGACATGCCCCTGGATGCGCCCGCCTGCGGCCGAAAATCCAAACTGACCACCGCTCGCTGTGCGTGTGTGCAACTCGAATCCCGCCAGGCGAAGCCAGCGGATCGCTAGATCCTCAAGCACATGACCCACTTCGAATACGCGCAGAATGCGGCCTGAAAACCCTCTGCCGCGGTCCGCAGGCGCGCCGGCATATTCGTATTGCAGCGCTCGTTCACAAGCCACACCCAGGCGCGAGGCACCGAGGTAGTCGCGCGGTGTCTGTTGTCTGCGCTCTGCGTCCAGAACCAGATCGATGCGGTTCGTCACTTGCTCGTGAAATTGCGGCCTATGGTTAAAGTCGAGCATCGACGTGCCCCCATGTTTTCTGATTTCGAATGGATTCAACCGTGGCGGGACTCACGCCGAGCAGGATGGAGACTTCGAGCGTGCTGCAGTGGCCGAGATACAGGAGCCGCTTGATGATTTGCACCTGCTTGCTTTCCAGGCGAGCGGTACCGCTGCGGTCTCCGCGCGCGGCGCGCCCCTTGACTCTCATGTCGGCCAGGTTGTCGGCGTGGGTGCCCAGCCACAGATGCGAAGGATTCACGCAGCAGGGGTTATCGCAGCGATGACAAACGTGCAGGCCGTCCGGGATGGCGCCATACGTCAGCTCCCACGCCATCCGGTGGGTGCTGCATTTCACTCCACGAATGGCGTTGCCTTCTGGTTCGCGTCGAATTTGCCCATAACCTTTCGCATTGACGCTCCCCTGCCACAGCCAGCAGCCATCCGGGCCAGCACTCATGTCGACCCGGCTCCATAGCCGGACGGACAAGGGCAGGCGGGTGCGACGCTGTATCACCCGGCGCGACTCCGGTTGATGGATTGCATCCTTCTGCATCAATTCTTCCTTTCCGATTCATCAGCGGCCTTGATGACCAAGGCGGATTCCGTTACCTCCCACGGCAGCTCTTCGAGCTCGGCGAACGGATCCCGCGCCGTGGCCTTGGCAGCCGCGCTGCCGCGCACCGGCGGCATGCGGGTTGTCTCGTGGTGCTCGACCATCGCTTCGGTGTAGCGGGTCACGATGGCGTCGATGACGCGCAGCGCCTCGGCTTCGCTGTAGGCCGCCAGCGGCGTGGTGAAGCCGATCTCGTCGGCCACCCGGCCGAATGCCTTCAGGCACGTGCGCATGGCCGTGCGTTCGATGTCGGATGCATCAAGCATGCTGCCCTCCCTGTGCTGCCCCTCCATGGCTCGACGCCAGTTGCCGTACAGCGCGTGAAACGCGTCCTGGCAGCGGCGCGAGCAGAACACCCAATCCGGTACAAAGCGCCGGGGATCGCCGACCCCATGACGGGTGTCGGCGTGCGTGAATCCCCGGGCCTGCCGTTTGCAGACCCAGCATTTCATTCCTCCCTCACTGGGCCCAGGCGGGCTTGGCGGTCACGGGCGCGCGCTGCGCGGTGGGCGCGGCACGGGACGGCACAGGCTGCGCGGGTGCGCCGGACGTGCCTCCACCGGGGTTGGTCTTGGGCGGCGCGCCCTTGAGCCGGGCGTATTCCGGGTGGTCGGGCTCGATGGCGAGCCGGATCACGTTGCGGTCCTCGCCCTTGGGATCCTTTTCGATGTCGACGCGGACGATGAACTCCAGCCCATCGAGCTCGTGGAAGCCCTGGATGCGGCGCGCGGCGGCGGCCTGCGGTGAGTTGTCCTGCGGGTGAACGTTGCGGGCGCTGTTGAGCGCCGCACGCACGAAGCTGCGGCCCATCTGGCCCCAGGTCGCGCCCTTGGGCGAGTGCAGGCCGATGTTGCTCCACAGCTTGCGCTTGGCGTGCTCGCCACCGGTCACGACGAATTCGGCGGCCAGGTAGACCGAACCGGTCTCGAACGACTCGCTCGCGTAGCCGCCCACCCAGCCCTGGGAGGGGTCGTCATAGCCGCCCGGCTTGAGGATCATGCGCACCGGCACCAGCGTGCCTTTCGGGATCAGGTCGAAACCTTGCTGCTGGTCAGCGTCGTTGAAGTCTTGCCACGGGGTGGCGTTGTAGGTCATTGCGGTGTTCATGCGGTGTGTTCTGCGTATTCGGTGGTGTTTGCGGCTGCGTTCGGGGCGACACTGGCGTGCTCGGCACTGGGGTGCGTGAAGTCGAGCCGTTCGCCTACAGGACGGGCGGGGCCGGAAATTTTCTGCATGAGGCGGCCGAGATCAGGCTCCTCGATCAGATCGAGGCGGCCGGAACGGTCCTTGGCCGGATACCCCCAGGGATTCAGGGTGTGGCAGACAAAAGCGCGATAGCTGGAACCATCCTCGGCTTTGAATTCGGCGAGCGTGACGACCTCGTCGACGATGCCGGGCAACTCCAGCCCGGTTTTGGAACCATCGATCTGCAACTGCTGGATGCGGCGGTTGTAGTCGTCGAGTCTTTCCTCGAGGATGCCGACGAACCAGACGTTCTTGCCGCGCGTATGCTGCAGATGCGTGAGCCAGGCGATCATCTCCTGCCCCATCAGTGCATAAGCGCCGCGATTGTCCGGTTTGCCGGTCTTCTCCGAGTAAGCCTGCGGTTGGCCCTTGCACCACTGCATGCACAACCGGCCTGCGACCGTGATCGAGTCGACGAAGACGGTCTGGTACTTGGCGAGCTGGGCCGGGTCGCCATAACGCGCGCAGACCGCGTCATAGTGGGCTTGGCTGAACGGCTGCTCGTCGCGCAGTGCCGGATTTGGCCCGCCGATGAAAACAGCGAAGTCACGGCACTCCTGCCAGGTGCGGGGCCGAATGGTGTCGCCGCCCCAACCTTCGACAGCCAGGTCACCGGCTTCCAGATCGAGAAACAGCGTGGTTTCGGACGGCAGGGTCCAGAGCTGCGAAGTCTTTCCGAGCCCGCTCTTGCCCACCAGCACGCCCTTGACGCCACGCCGCTCGGCCAGACGTCGATCAGCAGAGATAATCGGCAACATCGACATGCCTCCATGTGAATCGGTTAAGAATTGAATAGACGGTGGCGCGGGAAACACCCATGCGCTGCGCGATCTGGTATTTGGTATTGCCAGCACGACGCATGGCGAAGATTTGCCGGACCTTGTTCTCGTCGAGCTTCGCTTTGTGATTGGCAATGCCGACATGGCGCGGTGGTGGCACCGCCCGCCCTTTGCTGCGCATGTCGCGCATGTTGTCCTGCTGTGTGCCGATGAAGAGGTGCTCAGGATTGACGCAAGCAGGGGTGTCGCAGCGATGAAGGACATGCTGCGAGCGCTCGAGCACGATGCCGTGAAAGAGCTGATAAGCCAGCCTGTGCGCCCTGATCAGCCCTTCGCCGCGACGACCGCGCCCCAGCACGCCATAACCACAAGCATTCTTTGACCCCGTCCACAGCCAGCAGCCTTCCGGCGAGACCTGAACGTAACGGGCAAATCGGGAAATCAGGGGCTGCCGTGAGCGTGGCCCGAACCGGATTGGCTCCGCGTCCATGATGGAAAGACCGCTCAAAACGCCACCCCGTCGCAGGTCAGCGTGAACGACGGCTTGGCCGGCTCCACCGTGCGTGCATCCGCGAACTGCTCCCGCAGGGCCGGCGGCCAGTTGTTGTAACGGGACTCAGGCACCGTCAGCTTGACGTCGATATAGGCGTCGATCTGCTCGCCCGCGGCGGCGATGCGCCCAGCGATCTCGGTCAACTGCTTTTGGTTCCAGCTAACCCTTTTGGGCAACTCGCACTTGATGCGCAACGGCCCATCGACAACATGGGCGGTGCCGAAGTCGCGGCCGGACTTACGCAGCGCGGCGCGCGCTTGCTCGCCGTAGCACTGGTCGAATGCAGCATCGAGCTTGGTGCGTGCCGTTTTGAGCCAAGCGATGGCGGTATCGAGGGTGGCATCAAGCTCGTGCTTGCGCTCAGGCGAGAGCTTTGCCAGTTCGCTCACGGACATGCTGGCGATGTCGGCCGGCAGCAGGGTCAGATTGGTCATGGCTGCCTCCTCAGTGATACGCACGAACCGACGTCGAATTGCGCGAGACGCGCCGCTCGAAGGCTTCGATTTCGGAGATCAGGTAGGTGACGCGGGAGCCGAGCTTGCAGAAGACGGGGCCAAGCTGGTCCTGGCGCCAGCGCTGCAGCGTCTTGACCGACAGCCCCCAGCGCTTGGCGAGCTCGGTCTCATCCAGCGCGGCACGCACAGGGGCCGGTGCCTCATGCCGGCGGGTGTGGCGACCCAATTGAACAGGTGAGGAAAGAATTGCCATGAAGAGAGTCCTCTCGTTGAAAGAGGCTCTATTTCATTGCCCGACGCCTTGGGCTTGGGCGAGCAATTCTTCGGCTTTGGTGGGCAACGCCGTGCGGGCGCCAGACTGGCGCGTAGGCCGCAAAGCCTTGCGCCGTATAGGATTCGGCTTGCGTTTCGCTTATTTCGATTTCGTTTGTTTCGAATAGAATCGCGTCCCTTCCCGAATTTGCCGATACGAGCGCGCCCCCATGAACGTCTCCTCCATCACCAGAGTGCTGCCCTCCGAAGAGGACGTGGCGTTGGCGCGGGAGGCCCGCCGCGCGCTGGCTACCGTGTTCGAGGCCGGTGCCATCGTCCGCCAGGTGGACATCCGCGACAGCAGCGGGCGCGTGCGGAGCGTGCAGATGCCGGCGGCAGCCCTGCAGCTGCTGCAGGACGTGCTGGACCAGATCGAAAAGGGCTGCGCGGTGTCCGTTGTGCCGGTGCATGCGGAACTCACCACCCAGGAGGCCGCTCAGATGCTCGGGGTGTCCCGCCCATTTCTTGTGCAGATGCTGGAGAAGGGCGACATCCCGTTCCACAAGATCGGCACGCATCGCCGTGTGCGTTACCGGGATGTCATCGACTACAAGAAGCGCCTGGACGCGCAGCGCCGCGAGGCGCTGGAGACATTGGCCGAGCAGGCTCAGGCGCTCGATATGGGGTACTGACGCCGGCACTGCCGGATGCCACACCAAAAACAAGAACGGGGAGCAACACATGGCCAGGAAGCTCCTGACCAACGCGAGCAATCTGCTCGATCTCATCGAACACGCGCCGGTTGCCGTGCTGCGGGTGTTCAGCGGCCTGCCCGAGTGCGAGGCACTGAGCCGCGGATTCGACTGGTCGCAAGACGAATCCACCCTGGCAGGCGCGCTGCTGGAGCACATCCGGCACCTGCGCCGCGAGCAGCGCGAGCCCGCCGAGCGGGAGGCATTGCGCATCGTGCGTCTCGCATCGTCGCGGGGCTCAGCCATCCTCACCAGCGTGGCAGACCAGCTGAACGATGCCGATCTGTTCGCCACCTTCCTGTCTCAGCCCGGTGGCGAATTCGGGCGCGCGGTCTGGATGCGCGCGCATTCCGACGCGACCGCACGTCTGTTCGAGATCGCCGAATCGATCCTGAACACCGCCGACATTCGGGGCAACAAGCGGCTCTATGACGCCTTCGATGTGCCGTGCGACGATCCGCCGCCCTTCCTGTGGAACGACAAGGTGAAGCGGGAACTGGAAACGGAACTCACTCGGGCGATGCGTCTGGCCGAGCCCTGCGAGGTCGTGCACGTCGCGCTGGCGGATGAGCAGGACGATGGCGAGGCATCGGTTGCGCACTGCCTAGTGGTGCGTTTCGCTGGCGAGCAGGTCACGGCGGTGCAGGTCGTCAACCGGAACCGCCGCAGCTTTTGCTATTTCCCGGCCCGCGACGCCACGCTGCTCTACGCGCCCGGCCGCAAGGTCGTCGAGGTGTACGCGCACACGCTGTCCACCCGCGCACCGCTGGCCAACGTGCTGTCCGCGCACGGGTTCAAGGTGCCGCTGTCCAGCCGGCCGCTCAACCGCTCGCGCTACGACCTGTCCCGGTTCGCCCAACCCTTGAAGGGAGCGAAGCCGCGCCTGGACGGCGCCAAGGTTGAGCGCCTGTATCTGGCCGAAGCGCGCGCACTGCTCGGCCACGCCAGCGACGCGGTGACCGTGCATCTCGACAGTGGCGCGGAACTGCACGACGTGATGAGCGAGCTGTGGAGCAACCACCCCTTCTCGCAGCCGGCGGCCATCCTGGGCGTCACCCTGGTGGCGGATCTTGTGTTCGCGGGGGAAACCGCGGAAACGCCGCTGTCCATTGTGCTGGCCGAGCCGGGGCGATGCAGCCTGCAAAGCGAGCGCGACCTGCGCCTGCGGCTCGCCGGCACGCAGTTGCTCGAAGCGCTGGGTGTGCTCAAGCCGCTCAACCCCGGATCCGGCATGGAGGACCCAGACCTGGTCGGCCAGGTTGCCCGATTGCTGGAGTGCGCCACCAGTCCGATGGATGGTTTTGCGCTCGCCCAGTTGGGCATCGACATTGCGCGCTTCGAGGACGAGGGCATCCTTACCGAAGGCGACCGCATCTCGGAGAAGGTGGTCGAACTGGCCGATGGCATGCGCAGTGCGGTGCCGCTTGAGCGCTGCGCTGATGCGAATTTTGTGCGCTACCGCGATCCCCTGACCGGTGACGACGTGATGCTGTCCGCCAAGCATGCGCGGCGCTGGAAAGTCCACCTGAACTGGCTGCGCGAGGAGATCATCACCGCGCTCGGCAGCACGCTGCAGGGGGTGAGGGGCCGGCACCTCGACGACGAGCCGGTGTTCCTCGGCGAACTCAACGTCGACGGCTCACCCGTCGCGCTGTATTTCGCCACCCGCATGGCCAGCGAGCGCCAATACGCCCGGGTCGATGCCGCGCTGCGGCTGCGCCCGCGCGCCGTGCCCGGCATGGTGCTGACCACGTCGGCAGCGCCGTTTCCGTTTGCGGGCACGAACGTGGTGGTGCCGGTCCAGGACATCCTCTCGCCCGCCCAGTCGGGCACGGCCGTTGATCTCGCGCGTTTGAAGGTGCTGTACCGGCACGGCCACCAGGCGGCCATGGGCGGTACCGCCATCAGCCTGAAGGTGTCGGCGGACGGGTATGCGGCCCTGCTGTCCGTTCCCGGCCGCGCGCCCTGGCGCGTCACGGGCAAGGCCAAGATCGCCGTGTTGCAGCGCCTGGTGGACGCCTACGCCACTGGCACGCCGCACGTGAACACCAAGAAGCTGATGGAGGACACGGGCTGCGCGACGCCGGCGAACCTGTTCTCCAAAGCCTCGCCGTGGCGCGACTATCTGGTGAAGGTCAAGGGCGCGCACGCGTGGCAGCTGCACCTGCCGAGCGTCGAGGAGCCGTTGGACGATGAGACCACGGAAGCGCAAGTCCTAGCAGGCTGAAGTAGGTGGCTGGCTACGCCGGCCACCACCGCACGCCCGGCGCATCGGTTGTGCAGCAGTAAAGGGCCAGCATGGCCGCCTCGGATTCGAGGATTTCCACCGGAAAGCACGTCGCGCCCGCGAATGCCAGGTAGCGCGCGCGGTGCTGCCCGTTGCGGAAGGACACCACCCCCTTCTCTTTCCAGTCCCATCAGCCCAAGGAAGCTTCGGCACTTCCGTCTTTTGAAGCTGATGAGCGGCATCTCGGGGATATTAGGTTGTGCGGGATCGAGAAGATCGCGGATGCCATTGCGCTTGCCGGCGTGCCAGTGCTGCACGGGCGGCAGTACGTAGTCGGTTGCGTCGCGATTGGCGCACGCGAGCAGTTTGGCCGCATCCACAAGGATGACCTGGTGCAGGGGGGGCCTCGGGAGCGAACGCACGCTGCAGGCACACAAAGACGTATGGTTTGTGATCGCGGAGCGGGACTTCCCAGACCTAGATGCCGCACGAATTGTGTAAGGCGAGTTGCATGATGCAGAAACAGACTGCGCAGGCATTGATTGCACTGTCAAACAAGGTCGGCGTGCGTCGCCGGCCGCGCATTCCATCCCAGGGCAGAAGACCTTGCCAAGAGACTTTCGTGATATTCACGCCAAGGATATAGTCAAAACTGACCTATCCAACGGTGGGTGCAAACCCGCAGACAAGCCACCACCTCGGCGGCCGGCATGCCTGACAACGCGGTCTAGTATCATGACGGATTGGAGGGGCGAAATGGCGACAGCTGAGCAAATCAAGGCACTTTTGCGTAGTCACGCGGATCGCGACGATCGGCGCTTCTACGCGGCTGCCTTGCAAGTGGCCGCCCAAGAAGCTCGCCAAGGGCACCACAAGCTCGCCTCTGACATCAAGCAGATGGTCGAGAAGTCGCAGAGCGCCAGTAGTCCGGGGCTCGCGTTAGCTCGCCCCACACCACTGACGAACCAGCCCAAAGGCGACCTCAAGGGGCTTCTCGATCTGACGCATGCGCCGGCGCGGTTTGCCGAGCTGGTACTGAGCGATGAGGTACAGGAGCGCCTTAACCGGGTCCTCCTTGAGCAACGGCAAAAGGACAAACTTGCTCAGTATGGGCTGCATCCTCGGCGAAAGCTGCTGTTTACAGGACCACCCGGTACCGGCAAGACCATGTCGGCTGCTGCGCTGGCAACAGAGCTAAAACTGCCGTTATATACCATTGTGCTCGATAGTTTGATCACTCGGTTTATGGGAGAGACTGCGGCCAAGCTGCGACTTGTATTTGATCAGATCAAGCAAACTAGAGCGGTCTATCTATTCGATGAATTTGATGCGATAGGAACACAACGTGGATCGCAAAATGATGTGGGCGAAATTCGGCGCGTGTTGAATTCGTTCCTTCTTTTTGTGGAGCAAGACAACTCTGAGAGCTTGATTGTTGCTGCGACCAATCATCCTGAGCTTTTGGACAAGGCTCTATATAGACGCTTTGACGACATCATCCACTTTGAAAAGCCTGACGAAAAACAAACCAAGGCAATTATAGAAAATCGCCTATCAATGTTCGAGATGTCTGATTTGCATTGGGATCAGCTAACCACGGCATCCATTGGTCTGAGCGCGGCTGAGGTTACGAGGGCATGCGAGGATGCGGCGAAAGAAGCTGTACTTCACCATAGCGACCGAATCTCAACAGAACTTTTGCTTAAGGCGATTGCACAACGTCACACTGGCAAAAAATAAGGAGAAGCGATGCCAGATTGGAAGCGGCATATCTTCCTCGACGGGTTCAACTCCAATGAAGAATTTCGATCCCGCCGTACCGGACGCAATCCGGTTATCCCTCCCCAGGATCGCTTTAGTCATGGTGCCGCGCTAACGGAGCGCTACACCGCCATACTTGGCGAGTTCGATCATCGTCGGCAAGAGATCGGGAATCCAATCACCGAGGATACGGGCGTATTTATTGAGATTACCTCCGCTCCTGGCGTCAAATTGCCCCTGGACAGCCTCGACACAAGAGATTTCAAACTTCACGCGTGCAGGGAAGTCGGCGATGCCGAGGTCGCAGTAATCTTCGTTCCCGAATCACGGCGCGACGCTTTCCTACGCAAGCTCACGCAGTACCTTAATCCGGAAAAGGATAGCGGCAGCGGCCCGCGCAACCATAATCTAATCGACAGTATCGCCGCGATGCGCTTGGCTGACCTCCGCGCATTCTGGACCGATGACGCGCGCCTCTTTCCGCAGGACATGAACCAGACCATATGGTGGGAATTGTGGCTGAAGAAACGCGCGGATGAGAACCCACAGGACGTCGCACGCCAGCTTGCTGAGCGTATTGGCGGCCGGCTAGGAGCGACGTCGCTGAGCTTCTTCGACAGCATGGTCTTTCTAATAAAGGCCTCCGCTTCTCAGCTTGAACAAGCCCCCGAATTGATCGCTTCGTTAGAGGAGCTACGCCGGGCAAAAGAGACTCCCAACGTCATCATCGACTCTTCGCCCAAGGAACAGCAGCAATGGGCAGAGGATCTTCGCCGTCGCCTGCAAATCGATGACAATACGTCGACAGCAGTGACTATTCTCGACACTGGCGTCAACTATAACCACCCTATCCTGTCGGCAGTGACAACCCGCGACGAGGCTTTGACGTGGGACCCGGCATGGCCTCACTTTGATCTGGCAAATGACCACGGATCGCGGCAGGCGGGACTTGCCGCATTCGGTGACCTGCACGATGCACTCGTTAGCACCGCTCCCGTTGTTCTCGCGCATCGTGTCGAATCTGGGCGCATTCTTCCCCAGGAAGGCGAAAACGATCCCGAACTGTACGGCGCGATAACGGTGAATACGGCCGCAGCTCTTGAGGAAAGGCGACCTGACTGGAACCGCGTGTATTCGTTGGCGATTACGGCTGATTCAGAATCCGAGGGAGGCCTTCCCACATCCTGGTCCGCAGAAATCGACAAGTTTACGTCGGCAGCAGAGGATGGCAGGCAAAGACTCTTTGTGGTTTCTGCTGGCAACAATCGCGCGATATCACCAGACCTTGGTCCGTGGGAGCAGGTTGAGTTAGCCGAGATAGAAGATCCCGCTCAGGCGTGGAACGCGCTAACCGTAGGTGCCTATACGGAAAAGACAACGAATGATGATCCTGACTTCGACGGTTGGTCGCCGTTCGCGCGGGCTGGCGACGCCGCTCCCTGCTCCCGATCTTCAGTGAATTGGGGTTGGCGAAGGCAAGCACCGTACAAACCCGATGTCGTCGCAGAAGGCGGAAACCGCTTGCTCTCACCCGATGAGACAGAGGTCACAGACGCGGACGTGGTTTCACTGTTGACCACCTCCGGGAGGACAGCCGGCCAACTTTTTGAGGTCACAGCAGACACGAGCGCCGCTTGCGCTTTAGTTTCGCGCCAAGCGGCGATACTAACTGCGGAATATCCGAGCTATTGGCCTGAAACCATCCGCGGCCTTCTCGCTCATTCGGCGGACTGGACGGACCGCATGTGGGAGCGGTTCGGCTTGCTAAGCGCACATCACAGCCCGAAAGTGGCCAAGGAGACGATGTTACGTTGCGTAGGCTATGGCGCGACGAATTTAGAGAGAGCTCGCTACAGCGCGAACCACGCCTTAACGCTCGTGGCGCAGGACACATTGCAGCCCTTTACGAAGGCCGAAGACGCATCTGCGTCCACCGACCCCAAGTTAAATGAGATGCAGCTATATCGGCTACCTTGGCCGATAGACGCTTTGCACCAACTTCCACCGGAACTTGAGGTTAGCCTTAGGGTCACCCTCTCCTACTTTATTGAACCGAACCCCAGCAGGCGAGGGTATCGTCAGCGATACAGCTATCAGTCGCATGGCCTACGATTTGAAGTGATCCGTCCCAATCAATCGCTCGACAATTTTCGTGCGTTCATCAATGCCAGAGCAGAACTGGAAGACTACGATGGTCCTGAAGGCGACGCCGATGGGTGGCGGCTAGGCCCTCAGCTGCGAACGCGCGGCTCACTACATTCCGACGTATGGACTGGGCCGGCTGCTGCGTTAGCGGATATGGATACGATCGCGGTCTACCCCGTCGGTGGGTGGTGGAAATACCGTACGGCTCACGAGAGATGGCGGAACGACGTGCGCTACAGCCTGATTGTGAGTATTGACGTGCCTGATGAGTCCGTCGACATTTATACGGTCGTTTCCAACCTAGTGGAAACGGAAATCGAAACTTGACACGCGTTCACGAGGCGCGCAAACCAGTCGCGCTGGAAGCAGCATAACGAATTCTCGCAAACGGCACGCGCCTAGCCCCCCTTGGCATTGAGCGCTGCCGCCTCGGCTACCCGCCTTTACTATCCGCTTCGGACGATCGGCCCCACCATCCATGGCAGTTTCATTCTGCGAAGCTGTCATGAAGCCCATCGAACTCTCCTGTCCCTCCCGACTCTCGGCCGGCGAACGCGCCACCGAGATCGCGACCATCCTGGCTTCGGCCATTGTCCGCACACTTGCCGCACCGCGCACAGCTGAGAGTGTGGTTGGACTTGGCTTTGTGCCCGACCAGCGCGTACATGCAACTCCCTATCAACGAGAGACGTTGTGATGAACGCCAACCCAACCTCCGTCGCCGCCCGCATCGCCGAACTGGGCTGCGCACCCATGCCCAAGCTCTGGAAACTGTGGGACCGGTATTTCGATTACCGTCCGACCAAGCCGAACCGCGACTTCATTGAATCGCGCATCGCCTACAAGCTGCAGGAGGAAGCCTTCGGCGGGCTGCCGCCTGCCACGCGGGAGCGCCTGGAGCGCATCGGCGCCGCGCACTCGAAGATCCCCAAGCGGGCGCCCTCGCGCGAATTGCACTTCGTTCCCGGCACGGTCATCTCGCGCGAATGGGGCGGGCGCGAGCACAAGGCGGTCGTCACCGCCGAGGGCGGCTTCGAATACGAGGGCAAGCCCTTCAAGAGCCTGACGGCCCTGGCGCGGCACATCACCGGCACGCACTGGTCCGGCCCGCTGTTCTTCGGTCTCACCAAGGGAGGCGCCCGATGATCGAAACGGCACAGATCGCCTCCACCAAGCCGCGCAAGCGTTGCGCGGTGTACTGCCGCGTCTCCACCGACGAACGGCTGGACCAGGAATTCAACTCCATCGATGCGCAGAAGGAGGCGGGGCATGCATTCATCGCCAGCCAGCGCTCCGAAGGCTGGATCTCAGTGGCCGACGACTACGATGACCCAGGGTTCTCCGGCGGCAACACCGACCGGCCCGGCCTGCGGCGCCTACTGGCGGACATCGAGCGCGGACGCATCGATATCGTCGTGGTCTACAAGATCGACCGCTTGACCCGCAGCCTGGCCGATTTCTCCAAGATGGTCGAGGTGTTCGAGCGCCACGACGTATCGTTCGTGTCAGTGACCCAGCAGTTCAACACCACCACGTCGATGGGTCGGCTGATGCTAAACGTGCTGCTGTCGTTCGCCCAGTTCGAGCGGGAGGTCACCGGCGAGCGAATCCGCGACAAGATCGCGGCGGCCAAACGCAAGGGGCTGTGGATGGGCGGTGTGCCGCCCCTGGGCTACGACGTGCGTGATCGCCAACTGGTCATCAACGAGGCCGAGGCGACGGTGGTACGGCGCATCTTCGAGGAGATGCTGACTATCGGCTCCCCTACACAGATTGCGGCACGCCTGACCGCCGAAGGCATTACGACCAAGGCGTGGACCACGCAGGATGGCCGCACCCGCTATGGGGCCAGCATCGACAAGAAGTACCTGTCCAAGCTGCTGCGCAACCGCATCTACCTGGGTGAACTGTCGCACAAGGGAAGCTGGTATCCGGGCACACATCCGGCCATCATCGATGCCGAGTTGTGGCAGCGGGTCCATGCCGTACTGTCCACGGACAGCCATGTCCGGTCGACGGCGACCAAGGTGCTGTCGCGCACCGATGCGCTGCTACGCGGGCTGCTGTTCACGCCGTCCGGGGAGCGGATGTACCCAACCTACTCGCGCAAGGGTGGGCGACAGTACCGTTACTACGTGTCAAAGTCGGAGAGCCGCTTCGGGGCGCCGGGCAAACGCTACGAGCGGCTGCCAGCACCGGAGATCGAGGGAGCCGTGGTCGCGCAGATCCGCACCGTGTTGACCAGCCCCGAGGCAGTGGCAGCGGTGGTGCAGCACATCCAGCACAACGGCGCCCAGGTCGATGAAGCATCAACGGTGATGGCGATGGGCCGGCTCGATGACGTGTGGGAGCGGCTGTTCCCCGCCGAGCGGCACCGCATTGCCAACCTGATGATCGAACGGGTGGACCTTGTGCATGACGAAGAGCGCCAGGGACTCAAGGTGAAGTGGCGGGAGGTCGGGTGGGACGCGCTGATCCGGGAGTTCGTGCCCGGCGAGATCGGTGCGGAGATGCTGGAGGTCGAAGCATGACGGGCGGTGCCCTGGAAACCTTCGTGCCGGTGGCATTCCGGCGCCGGGGCGCGCGGCGGGTCGTTGCGGATGACCGAGCGACCCACGACACGACGCTGCTGCGGGCGCTGGCGCGGGGCTTTTACTGGCAGCGGCTGGTCGACACCGGTGTGATGAAGAGCGGCGCAGCCATCGCGCGGGCGGAAGGGCTGCACCCCACGGCCGTCAACGAACTGATGCGGCTAACCTTGCTGGCGCCGGACATCATTGCGCGGCTGCTGGCCGGTCGGCAGCCGCGCAGCATGACGCTGTGGTGGTTCCAGCACAACCCGCTGCCGGTGGATTGGGAGGCACAGCGTCAGCTCGTGGCACGCTTCGAGGAGGAAGCATGAGCCGGAATCATCGCGGCCGGATATTGGGCGAGCCGATCACTCGATCGCTGCCGGCGCCGGCCGGCGGCGTCCAGTTGGAGACGTTCGTGCCGTGGACTCTGGTGAAGCGCGGGTCGAAGAAGACGGTCGTCACACCGCTGGATGCGCCGAAGGAGTTCGTGGTGGAGGCTCGACGGGAGAAGCTGGCTCGGGACGCAACGCAGGATACGCCGCTGATGCGAGCTCTCGGGCTGGCGCACTACTGGCAGCGCCTGCTCGGCGAGCAGCGTGTCACGTCCGTGACTGAGATCGCCGAGGCTGAGGGTATCGACGTTACCCAGGTGCGGAGGCTGCTGCGATTGAGCCTGTTGGCACCGGAGGTCGTCGAGCAACTGATCGGCACGCCGCAGACTGCGTTGGAGCCGGTGATGCGTCGCACTTGGCCGATCGAGTGGCACACTCAAGTCAAGACGATAGCATCGATGCTATAACGCATCAAATGGTCCCTCTGCGGACGATGGTGCCAGATACGCGATTTGCTGCATATAGGTTGCAGGGGAGCGAACGCGCAAGCCAGGAGGCTATCAAATATGGCCGACGCAATATCAACGGCGATATCAGTCCGCGCACTTGCCGTTTTATTAACAACGGCTTGGCTTACTCTAATTCGCCGAGGAACAGTGAAAATGACCCGTCCGACCCAAATTTTTCGGCGCGGACAATTCACGCTGGAAAAATGCCGTGGTGCCACCCACCTGTAGCCGAATCGTTCTTGATTTACAATTCATAGGCACTGCCTATCGCAATCAGCCATGGAAAAATTCTTCCGCTTCATCGGGCGCTATTTTGTTGATTTAGCAGCGCTCACCATGTCATTGATGGTCTTTTTGATAGGCATCCGTTTAGCATGGACAAATAATCCAGCATGGGCCAACCGAGCGGGAGCATTGATAACCATCATAGGAGTGTTGCTTGCCGCATCGCGCTTTCACGAATGGATTAAAGGAGTAGCCAATAAATTCGTTGATAGGAATATTGATGGCGCCTCTGCGTTTGTCCTGGATTACATAAAAATAGAGCGCGGCAAGGATATTTCAGGAGACACCTTCAACGACCTCCGCTCATATGTAAAATCTGAACTCAAAGAAACGATAGATTCATTAATAGAAGACGATAAAAAACGCTTCAACTTGTATGAGCTATACCTAGTGATCTTCGGAACTTTCCTAAATGGATTTGGGGACTATTTGATATCCCTTGCCAAAATCTAGATATCAATGACCCTGGGGGATCCTGTCACTCTACCACTACCGGCACCAACTGGCGGCGTCCAGTTGGAGACGTTCGTGCCTTGGACGCTTGTGAAGCGCGGTTCGACGAAGCAGATCGTCACGTCGCTGAATGCGTCGCTGAAGTTCATAGAAGAGGCTCGAAGGGGGAAACGGGCTCGGGCCGCGACGCAGGACACGCCGCTGATACGAGCTCTCAGGCTGGCGCACTACTGGCAGCGACTGCTCGACGAACAGCGTGGGGCGTCCGTGAACAACCTCGCCGAGGCCGAAGGTATCGATGTCACCCAGGCGCGCCGCTTGATGAATTTGACCTGA